TCACTCAACGGCACGGAGTCCACTTCCCTCCTGCGCGTCCCCCGTCAGCGCAGCACGCACGGTCTCACGCGCCCCGTCACTCTCGTGCGTATAGATCCACGTCACCTTGCCGCCGCGCTTCTGCCCCAGGAACGCCTGAGCATCCCGCTCCTTGACACCAGCGTGGTGCAGGCGCGATGTCGTGTTGTGCCGGTACTCGTAGATCCGGGGCCACCACTCAATGCGCTGCGTCTCCGGGTTGATGACCTTCCGGGCCACGCCCGCCTGCTCCGTTGCTCGCTTCCAGGGGCGCTGCAGGTTGTTCATGTTGAGCGCCCCACCACGTGGGCCGCGAATGAGCAGCTCCTCAACGTGGAGGTCGAACCCGTTGCCGATCCGGGAGCGGGTCGCCTTCGGCTCCCACTTCTCGATCATGAACTGCAAGGCGTTCCAGGCCCGCGGAGTGAGGGGGACCGCACGGAACCCCGCCTCGGTCTTGGGTACGGCCTGGCGGCGCAGGCGCCCGCCATCCAGCACCAGAATTTCCTTGATGTAGACGACCCGCTCGTCCTCGTCGAGGCAGTGGCGCCGCAGGCCTGCGTACTCCCCCGGCCTCATCGCGGTCTCGTCTGCGATGTCGCGGAAGATGTACTGGTAGTACTCCGGCAGCGCAGCATGGATCAGGGCGTACTGCGCAGGACTCGGCGGCTTGAGGTCGTCTGGGTGCTTCACGTTCTTGGGGGCGGTGATCTCCAGGTGGACGGCGGGGTTCACACTGATCCGCTCGCCATCCTTGATCGCTGCATCCAGCAGAGCGACGAGGAGTTCCTTCACTTTCTTCTGCGTCTCGTGGCCCTTGACCTCGTGAGTGAGCCACTTCTGCAGGGCCATGAACTCCAGGTCGATCAGCCGGTATCCGGACCATCGCGGCTTGATGTGGGCGTTCCACAGGCTGAGCTTGCGGTTGCGGGTCTTGACGGCTCCCTTCTTCTGGTGGACCTCCCACCAGCTCACCCACCACGTCTCAAGGCGGATCTTCCCGCGTGCAGGGTCGCGGTACTGCCGCTCGCGCACGGCGGTACGGGTCTTGTCAAGGAACGCTTCGGCCGCGGCCTTGCCGCCGTCCCTGATCGGGAAGTTCTTCGACTTCTGCTTTCCCGTCGGGTCGCGGAATCGCGCCTGCCACGAACCGATGCAGTCGCGCCGCGGCCGGCGTTCGCCGTACTCGTCGGCCGGGTATTCCGTCATGCACCTCTGGCAGCCGCAGCCCTTGCTCGGGATCTGCCGTGGATTGTTCAGTACTCTACGCGCCACGTTTGATCACCTGCTCACTCCTCCGCTGGATGGGGATACGAGGCAGCACCGTGACGGGCTCCCCGCACCAGCAGACTGCACCCAACTCCGGTTGCTGCACGGCGAGTTCGGCGAGAATCGCCCTGACTACGGTGACAGCGTGTGCGCGACTGAGGGTGCACGGAAGCACAATGGTGCCCTCGGAGGCATCGAACGGTGCTGGCTCGCACTCAGGCGAGAATCGAATGCGGACGCACATGAAAAACCCCCGTCATCGCAGGCATCGTGATCCTGTCGCCGATGGGGGAGGGCAACGGCCAGTCGTCCGACCGTACATCCACTTGATGGAATTTTCGACCAGTGTTGAGCGAGTCGTTCCGCAGACAGACACACTGAGTGAGCGAGTCCGTTTTACGGAGACCAGCAAGACACCCTCAGGGTTGTACGGCGGATCACTTCGCCTTGGTACGGCCCTCGTAGAGGTCGCGCATCGCCCGGAGTTGGGCCTCAGCGATCTCCTGCCCTTCCCTGGGGAGGCTCCGGACGAGGTCGAGGATGCGCGTCTCCGCGTCTGGCGAAAGTGGGCCGGGGCCGACGCGTTCGGTGGCGGCGAAGAGTTCCTCGAGCGTGAACTTGGGGAACTCGGCGGCCAGGCGGTGCAGCGCGTCGGGGCGCGGCTTCCTCTTCCTGTGGCTCCACGTGTTCACGGTGGAGACGGACACGCCAATGCGCGTCGCGATGGCGGACTCAGTGACGGTGTACTCGTCCTTGAGCCGCTTGAGGAGTTGCGCAAAGTCCTCGTCGTGCTGGCGGCTGCCCTCTTTCTCCACGCGGCAAGAGTGCCCGACGCTTCTACTTTTCTCAAGTGAAAGTAGAAGCGTGGCGCAATACGGACGCAGCGCACGACCTCCCCGTCACGCACCCCGGCGTGCAGGCATATGACCAGAGAATAGAACGACTCTTCGATGCCCGTAAGGCACTCGGCGGAACTCGGCCGAACCCGTTGACTCCTTGCGACTTCGACTGTAGAAATGTCACATCACCACGAAGACGCGGTGAGCGACACCACCACCACGCACGGGGTCCACATGCCGAAAGTCAGCCGCAAAAGCGAGGGCGAGCCACTTAGAGCCGCGATGAAGCGCGCCGGCCTCTCCGGTCCGGAACTCGCCGAGGCCACCAGAGAGGTGGACCCGAGCGGCAAGGGCATCAGCCCGGCGGCCGTTGGGCGACTCACAGGCCGCGGCAAATCCGCTCGCTCACAGTGCGAACTCGCGACGGCATGGCTCATCGCCGAGGCACTGCACCGGCGAACGAGCGCCCCCCTCCAGGAGCTGTTCAGCATGCCCTCACGTTCGACTACGACAGTAGAAAGGTCAAGGTCTCATGCCGACGAAGGCTGAACGGGTCACCCCCCTCCCCGCCAATCTCGTTCCGCTGCTCACTCAAAAGCAGATCGAGACGTACTACGGCGTCTCGGACTGGCAGATCCTCCAGTGGATCAAGGCCGGGATGCCCACCGAGCCCTTCGCGGGCCGCGGTCGGCGCTTCTCCCTCGCCCGGTGCGAGGCCTGGCACGCCGCGAACGACCAGGCCGCCAGCGCGGATGCCGAAGCCGACGAACTCGTCGCCTCCGCCTGACTCACCCCTCAACGCGCCGAAGGGCCGCTCCGACTTGCCGGCCTGAGCGACCCCACGACTACGGCGCCCCAACCAATCCAGAAAGAGAGGCCCCGATGGCCACTGAGACTACCGACTCGATGGGCAAGGCCGAACAGGCCCTGGCCAGGATGGATGAGGCAGCGGCCCGCGCCCACGCACTCGTCACCCGCTTGATCAGCGAGCACCGCTCCATGCCGCAGCTTCTCGCCGTCCACGTCGAGGCATCCACGAACCGGGCGTTCGTCGGGTTGCAGCCGAGGACCGAAGCCGATGCACGGCTTTGGGCTGAGGCCCTGGGCGTGACGCTGGAGACGTCGAAGCGCAGCCAGGACGACCACGGCTACTACGTGCACCTCTGCGCCGAGTTCGTGCTGGACGGCGTGCAGGTGCGGCTCGGTTCGGCGGAGTGGGTGTCTGCGGCTCGTGCCGCCGAGGCGGTGGCGGCATGAGCGCCCCGCTGGTGGTGAACACGACGGACGGTACGTGCTGGACGCGGCGTGCGGTGACGCGCGGCGGACTGCCGCTGTACGCCCCGGAAGGCGTGTGCTCATGCCCGGAGTTCGTGATGGTGACGGAGGCGGAGCTGGCGGAGCACGGGATCGTCGGGTCGGCCGACGTTCTGCCGGTGCCGGTGGGTGCGGCATCAGACTCGGTGGCCGGTGAGACGGTCGCGGCGCTGACGGACACGCTCGACGCGCATCTCGCGGGGCAGCGCGAGCTGGAGCAGCTGCAGGCGCGGGTCGCGGAGTTGGAGGCGGAGCGGCACTCGACGAACGAGGTGCTGTCGGACGCGATGGTCGCGGCGTCGGCGGACAAGCTGACGCGGCTCCTGGCCCCGACGCAGGCCCTCCGCGAGGACGAGCCCGTGGCCAAGCAGCCGCCGATCGTGTACCACGCGGAACACCCTGACTCCGGGATCGTCCTCGGTACGTACTCCAACCGTGAGGCGGCCGTCGCGCACTGCGAGGCGCTCGCCACGCGTGAAGGTGCGACCGGTCTCGTCTCGTGGGTGCCCGACGACGGCGACGCGTTCAGCCCCGAAGAGCTGACGTACTTCGACGTCGAGTACTGCGACGGCGACGACGTGCCTGTCCAGACCTGTACGGGCTACGTCGTGACGCCGCTGGAGATCGCCTCCGCGTACGACGAGGAGGCCGACGAATGAGCGCCGACCGTACCCCCGTCACCGGGCCCTTCCGTATTCACGTGGACGCCCGCCCCACCGGGGTCGGCCTCGACGTGACGCACTATCTCACCGCCGTTGTCCTCGGCCTCGCGCAGGCGGCGGACGAGGACGGCGAAGGTCTCCTCGATGACCTGCGGAACATCGCCGAGTTGGCGCGGTCGGCTGCGCACCAGGGTTCGGACTCGCACGCCGCGCATGAGCGGGACGAACGGGTCGCCGATCTCCTGGCGGAGGTCGCGGACGACGGGGTGATCCCGGTATACGGGGCGCAGGTTGGGCGGCTGCGGGATCGGCTCGCGGTGCTGACGGCGCCGCGTTCGGTACCGGGCCAGCGTGAGGCAGGTGCCGCATGAGCACCGACCCCACCACCGCCATCAACCCGCGCGACGTGCTGTACACCGTGCTCCGCGACCTGATCGGGCACCGCGAGGCCGCCCGGCTGATCGCGGCCAACGACGCCTCCGTACGCGCCGAGGAGAAGGCCACCGCTGCGGCGGCGACGGCCACTTCGGGCGCTGACCCGCTGATCGTGGACCGCTTCGACACCGCGATGGAGCCCGCCCCGGAGGACCCGCCCGGCCTCATCGTGGGCGCCATCGCCGCCGACGGGCAGCCGGTCGCGCTGTTCTTCGACGCGGAGGACCGCGCCAAGGTCGCCGCCTGGCTCGCCCCCGGGCCCGTCGACTCCTCTCGCGAGCGCCGCCTGGAGCAGCTTCTCGACACCATCCGCACCCACGGCGGCCAGTGGAACACCGGTCGCGTGCAGGACATGCGGCGCCGCAAGGGCCGCACCACGAAGCGGTCTACCGCCCGGCTCGACCTCGCCGAGCTGTGCCGCCGAGGCCACCTCGATGAGCACGGCCCGGAGAACGACCGCTACTACGCCCTCGCCCGGAAGGCGGACCGCGATGCCTGAGCAGATCACCCGCCGCGACTGGCTCCTCGCCGCCATACAGCGCGAGTCCGGCCCGATCACGACCGGCCGCGCCGAGCAGCTCCTCGCCACCACGTCGTGGAGCTGCCACCGCAACACCGCCCGCAAGGACCTCCGCGCCCTCACCCGGCGCGGGGCCCTGCGCCCGGTGGACACCGACGGCCGCCGCGCCTACCAGACCACGATCACCGGAGAGGACGTCCGCCCGTGAGTCACCGCACTTACATCAGCCACGCCCGTGTGGCGGCCTGCCTCAGGCAGAAGCCGGGCGTCTGGCAGTTCGTCGGCGAGTACCGCACCGCTTCCAGTGCAGCCCGCACTGCCAGCCTGATCCGGACCGCGTCCCAGGCGACTGGGAGCAACTACGCCCCGGCCGGGGCTTTCGAGTCCCGTACGCGTCTGACCGACGACGGGACGGTCGTCGAAGCCCGTTACGTCGGCGAGGAGCACGGCAAGTTCCGGGCCCGTCCGCAAGCCGACGTGGAGCGGGTCCTCGGCCAGATCGAGCGTGGTGAGGTCCGCGCCGGGCCCGAGGCCGCCCGCGAGATCGCCGCCAAGGCGGAGGCCGCATACGGCGCCGCCTGGGCCACCGACCGGGCATGGGCCGACGCCCTCGCTTCCCTCACCGACACGACTTCGAAGGACTGCCGCTCATGACCGGTCCCGAGCACTACATCGAAGCCGAACGCCTCCTGCAGAGCATGAAGACGGACCGCGGGGCGCTCCTCATCGACGAGGGCACCGCCGAAGTCCTCGCCGCCGCGCAGGTACACGCCACGCTCGCCTCCGCCGCTGCCACCGCTCTCGGCGTGCCGCTCGACGGCGAGACCGACAGCGGCATGCCACAGCGCGACGCCGAAGCCTGGTGGGCCGTCGCCGGGGTCAAGCCGCAGAAGCGGGTCGATGCCTGATGACGAACACGACGACGGTCGGGGCCACTTCGGCCCCGGCCGCCGGCCGCCGCTCGAAGAAGAGCGAGCCGACCGGCCCCGACCGCATCCCCAAGCCCTCCCAGGGCTGGTACCGCGACAAGGTCACCGGCGCCAAGCTGCGCCGCGTCACCACCATCCTCGAACAGGGCTGCTCCAAGGGCGACGCCCTCACCCACTGGGCAGGCAACATCACGGCCGAGACGGCGATGAACAACCTGCCCTACCTCGTCGGCTGCTCCCGCCACCCCGTCGAGCGGGCCGAGGCGTACGACTGGCTGCGCCGCGCCCACACCCGCAAGAAGGACGAGCGCGCCGACATCGGCACCGCCGTCCACAAGCTCGTCGAAGCGCACGTGCTGGGCACGCCGATGCCCGCCGAGCTGCTCGACGACGAGGAGATTGCGCCGTTCCTCGACCACTTCCTCCGCTTCGTCGCAGAGTGGCAGGTCGAGTTCGAGGCGTCCGAGATGGTCGTCGGCAACGAGGACGAGGGCTATGCGGGCACCCTCGACTACCTGCTCCGCTCTCCGCTGATCGCGGCCGCGCTCGCCGCGTACTTCGACACGGACGTGCCTGTGGGCTCCGTGTTCATGGGCGACACGAAGACCGGCGGCGAGCTGGACGTCAAGGGCGTGTACCCCGAGGCGTCGTTGCAGATGGCCGCGTACCGCAAGGCGAAGGTGGCGTGGCTGCGGGACGGCTCGAAAATCCCGATGCCCGCGACGTTCTGGTCCGGCGTCGTCCTGCACCTGCGGCCCGAGGGCTACCGGCTCATCCCGGCCGTCGCCGACGACGCCGTCTACCGGGCGTTCCTCACCGTCAAGGCCAACGCCGAGTGGACGTCCGGCCTGTCGAAGACGGTCATCCGCCCCGCCCTCACCCTCCCCACCACGAACAGCGAAGAGAGGGCCGCCTGATGCCCATCATCGATCTTCAGCGCCGCATGCGGCAGCTCGGCGAGATCCGCATCGGCCACGTCGTGCCGACCGGCAAGACCCGCCGCGACGGCAAGCCCGGCACCCGCCCGGCCAAGCTGAACCACTTCCGCTTCACCAGCCCGTCGCGGGAGATCCTCACCGAGGTCGCGCCTTGTACGGCGGCGAGGTCAAGCCGTGGACCCCCGCGAACGGCGGCCCGGCCGAGTTCGAGGTGTACTCCACCACCAACCGGCTCCCGGTCCTCATCCCCCCGCGCGACGCCGTGTCCCAGTGGTACGAGCTGTACGCCGGATCGAAGTGCCAGCGCCGCTGCGACGGCGTCACCGAGCACAAGAAGGACCGGCCCTGCATCTGCGACCCGGACAACCGCGAGTGCTCCATCACCACCCGCGTCAACGTCATGCTCCGCGACGTCCCCGCGCTCGGCCAGTGGCTCCTCGTCTCGAAGGGCTACTACGCCGCCGTCACCCTGCCGCCCGCCGCCGAACTCCTGGCGCAGGCCGGCGGCTACGTCGCCGGATGGCTCGGGGTGGAGGAGAAGCTCGTCCAGCGCGACGAGGGCCCGGCCCGCTTCATGGTCCCGACCCTGGACGTCGAGATCACCCCGGCCGCCCTCATGGAGGGCCAGATCACCGGCGCCCCGGCGGCCGTGGCCACGGGCCCGGAGCGGGCGGCGATCGCAGCTGCCACGACGGCCAGCACGGCGCCGCAGAGGGACTACCTCCTGGAGGCGAAGGAGGCTGCCACCCAAGCCGAGGCGTTGGTCATCTTCCAGGCGGCCAAAGATGCCGGTGCGCCCGTCGCGTACCAGGAGCAGATCAAGGCGATCGGCCTGAGCAAGCCTGCCGTCCCGGCGTCCACACAGGAGCCGAAAGAGGAGCGGCAGGCACCGCCCTCGCCCGCCCCGGACGAAGAAGTGCACGACGGCGAGATCGTCGAGGACGACGACACCGAGGCGATCTGGTTCCAGATCATCGCCGCCGCCGGGCCCCTCGGCCTCACCACCGACGACGTCGAAAAGCGGTTCGCCGAGGAGAACGGCGGGCTTCACCCGGCGACCGCCTCTGCTGAGCGGCTCGGCGCGTTCCTCGCCTCCCTGAAGGGAGACCGGACATGAGCTGGTACCTCGGCCGCCTCTGCGGCTTCGACCTGGAGACCACCGGCATCAACGTCGAGGCCGACCGCATCGTCACCGCGTGCATCGTCCAGTGCGGCGGCGGCGCCCCCGTCCAGTCCGCGACATGGATGGCCGACCCGGGCGTCGAGATCCCCGAGGGCGCCGCGAAGGTCCATGGGATCACCACCGAACGGGCGCGCGCCGAGGGCCGCCCCGCGGCCGAGGTCGACGAGCAGCTGGTGGCCGCGCTCGCCGAGGTCGTCCTCGCCGGGACCCCGGTCGTCGCGATGAACGCCTCCTTCGACCTGACGATCCTCGACAGGGAGGCCCGTCGCCACGGCGTGCAGCCCCTCGTCGACATCGTCGGCAAGGATCTGCGGGTCGTCGACCCGCTCGTCCTGGACAAGCACATCGACCGTTACCGCGCGGGCCGGCGGACGCTCACGCACCTCTGCCGGACCTACGGGACGCGCCTCGACGCCGCGCACTCGGCGGACGGTGACGCGCTCGGCGCGTGCCGGGTCGCTTGGTGCATCGCCCAGCAGTACGCCGAGATCGGCAGCATCGGCCTCGACGTCCTGCACGAGCAGCAGATCGAGTGGGCGCGCGAGCAGGCCGAGTCCCTCGCGGAGCACTTCCGGAGCACGCCCGGCAAGGAGCACCAGGCCGACGGCGTCCGCGTCGAGTGGCCGCTCCTCCCGGCCCAGCGCCAGGCAGGTGACCGCTGATGTGGGGTCTGACGCGTCGGCGCCGCCGAGACTGGCTCGTCGCCGAGCTGCACGCGCGCACCCAGCGCGCCGAGGCCGAGCGTGACGCCGCGCAGAAGGAGGCCGCCGCTGAGCGGGCGGCCGCCATCCGCACCGCTGGCCGCAACACGATCCTCACCGAGCAGATCGAGCGACTGGCTGCCGCCGAGGCGGCTCACGACGCGGACATCGAGGCCATGGCCGACCGCATCGACCGCCTGGTGCGCGCCTGCGCCCGCTACCGGGCCGATCGAGTGAGCGCCGAGCGGGACGCTGCACGGCTTCAGGGCCGTCTCGACGACGCCCTCGGTCTCACCAGCCCGGCCGTCGAGGCGGGCGCGGACTGGCAGAAGCGCCGCCAGGACGCGATTCCCGGAGGTGTCGCATGAGCCCCCTCACCGCCGTACGGCGACTGCTCCGCGGTCCCGGCCGCCACCGCCCCGGCAACCCGCCGGCCTCGGCCGTCGAGGCGCCCTCGCTCCTCGACGAGGAGGCCCTCACCGAGGCCATGGAGGACGGCGGCATCGAGGCCAACGGGCCCGCCTGGTGCGGCGCCGAGCAGCGCACCACCTTCCACGCCTTGCACACCGACGGCAGCCGCACCTGCTGGACATGCCGCCACGTCACCGGGAACGAGCAGTGACCGCACCCACCCTCTTCGACACCGAGGCACCGGCCGCCACCACGGCGGCGGGCCCCGGCCCACCACCGACATCCCCAAGGTCATCGGCCTCGACGTCGCCATGGGCATCACCGGCATCGCAGGCGAAGGCTGGACCGACTACGTCAAGGCCAAAGGACAGTCCCAGCACTCCCGCTTCGAGCAGCAACTCGCCGGGATCGCCGACCACATCCGGCACGCCCGCTTCGTCGTCATCGAGGGCGCCGCCTACGGCCACAACAACCAGGGCGCCGACGCACTCGCCGCGATGCGGTGGATGGTCCGCCACGACCTGTGGAAGCGCCGCATCCCGTACGCCGTCGTGACACCGGGGCAGCGCATGATCTACGCCGTCGGAACCGCGGCCCCCACCGACTCGGCAACCGGAAAGCGTCTCAAGGGCACCGCCCTCAAGGGCGCCCTGCGGCAAGCCGTCGCCGAGACATACGGCATCACCACCGAAGGCGAAGCGAAGTACGACCAGGCCGACGCCTACATCCTCATGGCGATGGGCCTGCACTGGCTCGGCTACCCGCTCGCCGTCGTCCCGGACACCCACCGCCGCGCGATCGACTCGGTGCGGTGGCCGGACCGAGCGGCGGTGACCGCCCGATGAAAATTCGCGCTGACATCGCCGAACTCCTGCACGCCGGCCTCTCGGACCGAGCCATCGCCCGACAGCTCTCTGTGGACGCCAAGAAGACCGTCCGTCCCGCGCGCGAAGCTCTCGGCCTGCCGAGGTCTCGCCCCGGCCGGAAGCCCGCAGCCACGGCCGAGGATCTGTTCTGGCGCCGCACACAGCCTGTGGACGGTGGCCACCTGCTCTGGACAGGAGCCCGCGGCGCAGCGAGCCAGGGCAGCTGTCCGTTCCTCCGCCACGGCGGCAGGGTGCACACCGCCTACCGGATCGCCTTCCGCCTCAAGCACGGTCGCGAGCCCGAAGGCCGCGTCACCCCCACCTGCGCCCGGGACGGCTGTGTCGCCCCGGACCACGTCGAGGACCGCCGCCTCCGCGAGCGTACGCAGGCCACCTTCGACGCGATCTTCGGGGCGGTGAGCCAGTGATGGCCGTCCATCACACCCCCTACCAGCGCGCCACCCCCACCACCCCAACCGTCATCGACTGGCGACGGCGCGGCGCATGCGGCTCCGTCGAACCGGAGGTCATGTTCCCCGGCACGAAGTCCGAGGACATCGACGCCGCCAAGGCCGTCTGCACCCGGTGCCCCGTCTACCGCACCTGCCTGCGCGACATCATCCGCCACGAAGGCGGCATTCATCCCGACAACAGGCACGGCGTCGTCGCCGCCCTCACCGGCCGAGAACGGCACGCAGTGTGGCGGCAACTGAAGAGGCGCGGGCTGATCACGTGACCGGCCCGCGCGCGGACAAGTCCAGCCCGGCCGAGTGCACCCACTGGATCGGCGCCGAACGGCACCACTGCCAATCCACCGACCAAGTTCGCCGCTACCTCACCGGCCCCCGCTGCCCCGACCACACCCCCAGCGCCCTGCGCGGCCGCTCCGAGGTCCCGCCCGGGCCCGGCCTCCCCGCCGATGCCTGGACCACCCCGTCCCCGCTCTCCGACTCGGCGCTGTTCGACGACCGCGCCGTCGCCAGCGGCAAGCGCCGCTCCGCCCCGCACACGTACCGCGCAGCACAGGCCGCAGTACGCCACGAGAAAGGCACCTGATGACTGACATCAAGTTCGACAGCAAGGTCCTCGAAGACGTCAAGGACGCCCTCGAAGAGCACGCCCCCGACATGTTCAAGCAGCGCAAGGGGCGTTGGATGGCCGTCGTCGAGCTGGCCCACGTCGAGCGGGTCGAGCCGGGCCCGGACGAGGACAAGTTCCCCTCCGTCAAGCTCCGCATCGTCGCCATCGAGGTCGCCGACAACGACTTCGCCGACGAACGGCTCCGCGAACTCCAGCGCGGCCTGTACCGCCTCCGCACCAAGGGCGGCACCCTCGACGGCGAACTCGACCCCGACATCCAGCAGGCCCGCGACGTCCTCAAGCACGGGTCCGGCCTCCTCGTCGGCAGCCAGGCCTGATGACCGGCCGGCCGCAGGGCAGCGCCCCTTCCCCCACGAAGCGCTGCCCCGCGTGCCGGGCCCCCATCCTTCCTCAGCTCGTCGGCGACCGCGCCGCACTCCACATCACCGCAGACCTCACCCCGCTCACCCCCGACGAGCAGACCGCATTCCGCGAGCCCAACCGGCTCATCTGGTGCCTGCGCACCTCCCGGACGGGCGCCCAGACCCTCGCCTGGATTCAGACGTGGCACCCGCCCGACTGCCCCCACCCCCATGTCACCGAACACCGATGCCCGCCCGCCGACCCCAGCACCCTGTTTTGAGGAGCCAGCACGTGAGCAACGTCCGCCGCATCCCGCACAACTCGGCGGACGACGACGCCCTCAACCGCACCTCACCCCACGACGCCGAGGCCGAGAACCTCGTGGGCGGCGTCATCATGCACGACCGCACCGCCTACCTCGAATGCGCGGCGGTCCTCGACCGCGACGACATCTACCAGCCCTCCATCCGCCTCATCTGGGACGTCGTCGGCGGCATGGTCGCCGAGAACAAGCAACTCCACCCCGTCATGGTCCGCGCCGAGATCGAGAAACTCGGACGCCTCCGTGAGGTCGACGGCGGCACCCTCCTCGACCGCCTCGGCTCCGACTACATCCCCGGCGCTATGGCGCAGGCCTTCGCCGAGCGGATCGCCGACAAGGCCCGCATCCGCCGCCACGACGAACACGCCATCCGCATCAAGACCGAGATCGCCCGCGGCGCCACCGCCGAGGAACTCGACAAACTCACCGACGACCACCACCAGCGCGAGCAGCTCCGCGCCCACACCGGCCGCGGCCCCAGCCACCTCACCAGCGCCTTCCTCGACTGGGACCCCTTCTACGCCACCGACTTCGGCGCCGTCCAACTCCTGCCCGGCAAACTCCTCGCCCCCGGTCAGCAGATCACCATCGTCGGCGACGGCAAGGCAGGCAAGTCCCTCCTCGTCCAAGAGTGGCTTTGGCGCATGGCCACCGGACAGTCCTTCCTCGGCGACCGCCCCCAGCCGCCCATTCCGCTCCTCTACGTGGACGCGGAGAACGGCCACCAGGACATCCAGGAACGATTCCTCTCCTACGGCGCCGGGCCCGGCCGCATGGGCCTCATGTCGTACGCCAGCTTCCCGCCCATCCGCCCTCTGGACACCGCGGGCGGCGGCGCCGACCTCCTCGCCATGGTCGCCGAGTGCGAGGCCCAACTGGTGTGCCTCGACACCGTCTCCCGCTTCATCAGCGGCCCCGAGAACGACTCCGACACCTGGCTGTCCCTGTACCGCCACACCCTCCTCCCGCTGAAGCGCGCCGGTATCGCCTCCGTCCGCCTGGACCACCTGGGCAAGGACCACGAGCGCGGCGCCCGCGGCTCCTCTGCGAAGACACAAGATGTTGACCACGTATGGGAGTTGCGCGCGCAGGGTGGCGGCACCGTCGTCCTCAAGCGCACCCACACCCGCACCGGGATCGGCCCCGACAACTTCGTCCTCGTGCGTCAGTCGCAGAAGGACGGCGACCGCTACCGGCCCGGCTGCACCCGCCACGTCCTGATGACCTACGACGCCCCCGGCACGCCCCTCGAAGAGGGGACGGTCGAGTGGCTCATGAAGAAGATCGACGACCTCGGGCTGCCGAACGACGCCGGCAACCCGCGCACCATCGCGGCCCTCGCGAACGCCGGAATCAAGATCGGTAAGGACAAGATCGCAGCCGCAGTCCGCAACCGGAAAAACCGGGACAACTTGGGTTCCCCGGAAACCTTCCCCGAGACCTTCCCCGAAGGGGTTCCCCGGGAACCTTCCCCGGGAACCCCCGCGGAAAGTACAAAACCCCAGGTCAAACATTCCCCGGGAACCTCCAGGGAACGTTCCCCCGTCCCAGGTTCCCCCCCTTCCCCCCCTCTAAGAGAGGGGAAGGGGGAAGGAAACCCCGCCACAGGCACCCCAACCGAACCCCTCTGCACCATCTGCAACCGCCCCATGAACCCCGACTGGGCCCACCGCGGATACGACACACACCTCGGCTGCGACCCCACCACCGGCAGCCACCCCACACAGCCACACGACGCCGCCTGACCGCGCGCTCATCCGGTTACACCGCGCCCCGCGCACAACACCAAACGATCACCACCGCACGACCGAGCCACGAAGGAGCACCATGCCCACCGTCGAACTCACCACCTCTGACGGCCCCGCCACGGTGAACGCCAGCGAGCCCGTGCCGGGGCTCCGCCTCTACGAGCTGCCCGCCGAACCGTCGCTCGAATACCGGTGGGTTCTCGCCCACCACGAGGGCCGCGCGCTCGGCCTGTTCACGTCCGCGGACGACGCGAGCGGTGCCGCGGCGGCTGTCGCGTCGATGGCCGACTGGACTCGCGGGGTGATGACCGTCGCCAACGAGATCTCTCTCGGTGGGAACGCCGAGCGGTTCGGCCTGGCCCTCATCGCGCACGGCTGCGCACCCACCTCTGACTGACCTGAAGGGAAACCACTCCATGCCCATCCGCCAGTTCACCCGCGAGCAGCTCGCCACCCTCGGCGTCCCGCCCGACCAGCCCGACGACGTCGAGTACAGCGACGTCCTCCTCGCCGACGAGCACGTCACCAACCTGAAGTACTCCCAGCAGCGCCGCGTGATCTTCGCCGCGCCTGACGACGGCAAGGCGTACGCCGTCACCTACGAGGCGCCCATCGACGCCGGCGACTTCGAGGTCCACGGCGACGGCCTGGACGACTACGGCTGGTACGGGCCCACCGTCGAGGCCGTCGAGGTCGAGGAGCGGCCCGTCCTCGTCCAGCAGTGGCGGCCCATCACCGACCTGCGGGCCGACGAAGCCGACGAGAGCCCGGCCCTTCACCACCTCGCCGAGATCTACGGGGAGGCCGGCCACCGCGACCGGGACGCGCAGCGGTACGCCGCCGAGCTTCTCGCTAAGCACGCCCGCGAGTTGGCCGCGCTGCTCCAGAGGGAGCGCGCGGCGGTGCACGAGGACGCCGGTCAGCGCGCCGCGGAGGGCTTCTCGCGGGCCGTGACGTACCTGGAGGCGTACGCGCGCGGCCTGGAGCCCGACGACGCGTGAGCGGCAGCACGGCCGCCCCGCGGGCAATGCGGGGCGGCCACCACCAGCACACCACACCCCAACCGGAGATGACCATGACCGAGTACACCGACGCCGACCTTCGCGCTGAAGCCGCCCGCCAGCTGTACGCCCACCGCCCCGGCCAGAACGCCACCATCACGTACGCCGCCATGCTCGACGCCCGCATCGAGAGCACCCACACCCCGGACTACGACGGACTCACCTGGTCCGAGGCCCTCGACGGCACCGACCTCGACGCCGCCGCGGACAAGGTGCACGCCCTCGCCGTGAACGCGGCCGACACGTCCGAGTGGGCCGTCGAACTCGGCGCCGACGGCCTGGCGCCCTCCACCGAACACGAGATCACCGTCAACGGTGAAGCCAAGCCGATCATCCGCATGCTCTTCGCGTTCGAGCCCGACATGCCCGAGGACATGCGCACCAGCTTCGTCGAGGGCATCGGCGACTCGATCAACGACGCGCTGGGCGGCGAGGCCATCGAGGAGACCGACGACAGCGGCGACTCGGACAGCGACGTGTTCGCCCTCATCTCCGGCATCGCCAGTCGTCTCCGTGACGCCACCGACGGCGGCGAGTACCACGCCGTCGGCCTGATCTACGACCTCGCCAAGGGGCGTACGACCGTCGCTGAGGCGCGCGCCGAGCTGGCCGATATCGAGTTCCGCCACGTCTGACCGCAGCGCCGGCCGCCGCGGCCTGAACCTGCGGCGGCGACCCGGCCAGTCCACCACGACCACCCCGGAGAAACACCATGATCAACCAGTCCCGCGGTCCCGCCTGCGGCAACAACCCGAACTTTCAGCTCAGCCCCGGCGACCGCCAGGCCGTTGAAGACTTCCGCACCTACCTCGCCAACCGCGCTGCCGCCCCTGCCCTGTGGGAGCGCCTCGTCCAGTGGCAGCCCGCCACCGCCGCCGCCCTGGCCGAACACCTCCGCGCCCTGCCCGACGACTGGCCCGCCCGGGTCTTCGGCGTCGGCCGCCCCGACGCCGCGCTCACCCTCCCGCCCGCCGCGATCGGTGAGCAGTACCCCGACCAGGCCCCGGAGATCGCGCCCTACGACGAGATCGCGGCCGAGGAAGACTGCCGGCCTGCCAGGAGGCGGAGGGAACCTGCCGCTACCACCAGGGCTACACGACCGGGCAACACGCGCGAGTGCAGTCGCAACTCGACGCGATCAGAGTCAATCCCGGCATTGGGCTCAAGGAGTTCATGGCCTGGGAGTCGGATGTCGAGGAGGCGGTCGAGCGCGGGCAGGAACCGCCCGCCATGCCCGCCGTCGCCTCGGCTGCGCCCGCCGAGCGCGTCACGCTCTCCCGCGACCAGCTCGCCGCGCTCCTCGCCCACCACGCCGACGTCATCGCCGCCCGGTGGGACGCCGTCGCTCCCGGCGCCGGAGCGTGGGAGGTCGCCGCGGCGTACTCGCTGCGCGGCCACGCCGCCGAGCTGACCGCCGACGAGGAGACGTCTGCCGTACGCGAGCTGCTCGACTCGATCATGTCGTTCAACGCCGAGCACCAGCCCGCCGATCGGGACCTCCGCGGCCGCACCATCCAGGCGCTCGACGAGTGCCTCTCCCTGATCCCGACCGCGCAGGCCGACGCGGTGCTGGCCGTCCTCCCCGCGCCCGCCGACCGGGCCGCCGTACTGCGCGAAGCCGCCGACATCGTGGGCAACGACGACGACTGCGGCTGAGGGCGGCTGCGACTCCTGCGTGCCGAACGCGCGCGCCGCCGAGCTTCGCCGTATGGCCGACGAGGCACAGCAGAACGGCAGCCAGCCGTGACCCGCCGCTGCCGTCGCGGTCACTTCATCCCCGCCACCGCGGCCGCCGACGTCTGCCGCTGCGTTCTCGTGCCCCGCCAACGCCGCCGCTATCGATTCGGTGCCGACCTGTCCGGCCAGGGCCTCGCTGCCCACCGCAAAGCCATCCGCACCGTCTGGCCCATCGGGAGCTACCTGTGACACACCGATCCGACGCCGAAGGCAGCATCCAAGCCGCCCGCAACACACTCGCCGAGATCCAGGGCCATCGCACCCCGACCGACGTGACGATCGCCAACGCCACCCGTGCACAGGCCATCGTGACGGCCGCCGTGGCCCAGGCGGTCCTCGCACTGGCCGACGCCTACGAGCGCGCCAGGGCCGAGGCGCAGCGGTGATCTACGTCGTCGCCTACGTCGTCCTCGTCATCACCACCACCGGCCTCCCCCTCGCCCACTGGCTCTACCTACCGCCCTGGAGGACCCAATGACCACTCCCGCTGACGAACTCCGCCACGCCGCCGCCCACCTCCGCATCACCGCCATCGGCGCCACCGACGACACCGGCACCGACACATGGACCACCCGCCGCACCAGCCCCACCGGAACCACCAGCGACCGACACACCCTGTCCGTCGGCCCCGGCAAACGCCTCATCCACAGCACCGCCCCGGGCCCCACCCCGTGGGCACCCGCCACGTCGGCGAATACATCGCCCTCATGTCCCCGGCGGCAGGCCTCGCCCTCGCCGACTGGCTGGAGCAGACCGTTCGAGCGCAGGACGGCGGGATCGCGATCCCGGCTGAAGCCCTCGCCGTTCGGCCCGCACCATCAACGGACAGCAGCCATGAGCCGCCTCTCCCGCCCCCTGTGCGCCGCGTACGGCGCCCTCACCGTCTGGCTCGCCTACTGCGCCGTCCAGACCGCCCGCAGCGGCGCCCCCTGGCTCACCACGGTGTTCGTCATCGCGTCGCCGCCGGTCGCCGCGGTGATCCGCGAAGGCGAACTCGACGAGGCACTGCGCCGCGAGGCCGTCCGCGCGGAACGCGCCGCGCACACCGGCAGGCGGGCGCTCGCGTTCGAGCAGGAGCTGGCCGACGCCATCGACCAGGTCGCCGTTATCGCGCTCGCCGAGGCGTGCTGCGAGCCCTGGTGGACCTCGTGCGGCTTCCACCACGACCCGTCATGCCGCAACTCGTCGCAGAGCAGCGCGGCGTGACCGGCCCAAGCAGTGCACCCCGGGGCGAGCACGCGCCCGCCCCGGGCGTCAGCTGGCAGGCCCGCATCGTCCGCGTCGAGCAGCTGGTGGACGACAACGCACCCGACGACCCCGGCCCGAACCGAGCCACCAGACGTGCGATGAAGCGCGCAGTACGGAGGACCAAGTGACCGACGAGACCAGGCCCGAGCAACCGCCCGAGCCGAGCGAGATGGAGCAGCTCCGCGACAGCGTGAACTCGCTCCAGACCATCGTGAACCGCGTGCGGGAAGCCGTCGGGACCGCCGAGCCCGCGCCCGTCCGGGAGAGCTACCGCGTCCGCGTGCTGGAGGCGCGGGTGTCGGACGCCGAGTACGAGCGGGACCGAGCCCGGGAGCGCGCTGAGGCAGCGTCCCAGACCGGGACCCGGTTCATGGTCCGCGCCGAGCGGGCTGAAGCCGCCATCGAGCGCGTGCGCCGAGCCGTCCAGGAAGCCAGCACCAGCGTGACCCCCGTGCGTGCGGGCAGAACCCTCGCCGGGCAGCTCGCTGCGCGCGTCCTCGCCGCCCTCGACGAACCGTCCGATCCGGCAGCGGCCGAAGCGCCCGAGCCTGCCGGATTCGAAGCGATCGACAAGATCATTCGTTGCGAAGGCCCCACGATCACCGTCCTTGACGAGGAGGTGAAGATCGAAGGCGTTCGCGTCGAAGGGCCTGCCAAGCTCACCGTGCACGCCGGGCCGCGGCGCCTCAACCTCCAGTACAACGCCTTCATCAACGGCGGCCGCGCGGAACTCTGCCGCGACGACACATGCGCCTGCCACGCAGCAGCGACCCAAGCGACCGAACGTGACAAGACCACGCGCGTCTTCGCCGCCCTCCACCGCAGCGCCGAGCAGGACGTCAGCCGCGTCATCGCCCTGTACCAGCAGTGGGTGAAGGCCGGGCCCCCGCCCCTCGGCACGCCGATGTCCCGCTGGTGGGACGCCCGCCTGGTGGAGCTGCACGACGCCATCGTCCCGCCCACCACCTGACCCGGAGGACCCCATGGACCGAAACCGCCGCATCGCCCGGCGATCAACATGCGACAGACCCCACCCATCCCGCACACCCGCACCGTCCCGGAGCAGCCCGGGACCGTCTACTTCGTCGAGTCCCGCCCTCACGCCGACGCCCCGTGGCAGCGCGCCAGTGACCGCCCGGCGACGTGGGCGGAGAAGCCCGAGGCACTCCGGCAACTGGCTGCCCGGCGCGAAGCGCAGCCCGGCTGGGAGCACCGGCTGATGGAACGGATCACCACCGTCGTCGAACAGCCCGCCACGGAGGACTGACCATGGAGCAGCAACCCCCCAACGACCTCACGACCGCGCGCATGCAGCACGCCGTGCGGAAGTACGCCACGGCCCTAATGCAGATCGAAGACACCGAGCGGGAACGCGACGGCGCGTACCGCGAGCGTGCCCACCTCGTCGCCCTCCTCGCCACCATGACCACCGGCGCCGTCATCGCACCCGCGGGCGACGTAGACGAGCCCGGCTGGCAGATCGCCTACCTGAAGATCGGCGGCCGACAGTGCTCATGGCACATCGCCCCTCGCGACGCCGACCTCTTCGAGCACCTGAAGCACGTCCCCGCCGACGACCCGCGCGCGCAGTGGGACGGCCGCACCACCGACGACAAGTACGCCCGCATCCGGCAGCACACCCGCGCGATCTCACTCCAGGGACGGTGATCATGCCCGTCCTTCTTGTCGGTCTCATCCTCGGCGGCATCAGCGGCGGCATCACCTTCGGCCTCACCGCCGACGGCCAACTCGCCGCGCTGCTCGCCCTCATCGCCGCCGTACTCACCTGGCTCGGCCTCGCCACCCTGCTCGTCACCGACGACTGAACATGACGAAGGGGCGTGCCCACGATCTCCCCAGACCAGGCACGCCCCAACCGGTGCTGATCACCGTACCGCCCCCGCGCACCACAGGAGCACTCGATGACCACCACCGCCGCAACAATCCGCGACCTCAGCACCTGCATCCTCCACTGGCCCGACCTCGTCGACGCCCTCGGAGCCCGCAGCACCCCCACCTGGCCCCCCGCCGGCCGCATGAGCGACCACCTCCGCGCCCTCGACCAAGCCGACGACGAACTCGACGCCCTGCACGCCCAGCAGCTCACCACCCTCCGCACACCCGACGGCCGCGTCACCGCTACCCGTTGCGCGCACTGCGGCGACGTCGACCCCGGCCACACCCACCCCGCCGGTGAAGACCGCGACCCCGCGCACGATCGGCAACGCGGCCCATCCCCATCCGCCTACCCATCCACGAGACGATGCGCACGTCCGCGCTGTGCTGCTGGATTGCGCCGACGCAATCGCCGAGACCGTCCAGCGCCGCCCGATCGCGCCCCCCGCCCCTCGGCATGCCGCGCACGCCCGCACTCGGGCCGAGCGCGTCGCCTGGGAAGACCACGCCCGCCGCGTCCAGGCCGCGCAGGACGATGCCGCGGACCCTCGCCGCTGGCGGTGGACCGGCATCCGCCCCGATGCCCCGTACACCGCACTGTGGCTGCTCGGTCGCGTCCAGGGCGCCCCGGGCCCGTTCCGGCCACTCGGTGAGGCGGAGACAGAGCGCATCTCGCCGTGGCGCCGCGCGGCCTGGCACGTCGAGCAGGCCCTCGATGTTGGCGAGCGGACGGCCGCTCTCGCGATTCCTTGCCCGACGTGCAGCGGCCGTGTGGACCTGCACGGCGGGGCCGGCGCCTCCCCGGTCGCCCGCTGCACGACGTGCGGACAGGTGTGGACAGAGGGCAAGGCGATTGCGGCCTGAACAGCACGCGGCCCGCCGTTCCCTACAGGGCGCGGCGGGCCGTCGAGGGTCCCCTCCTCGGTGTTGCTCCACGACCGTACGTCCGCCGTGATCAGTGCGTCCAGACCTCGGGCCCGCCGCCGCGCCAGTCGATCAGCGAGCTGCGGACGACGTCCATCTCGTCCCAGTCATGCAGGCCGGCCTCCTGCGCGAACGCCGCGACGTCCCGCACGGAGTACGCGCGGCCGAGGATCGTGCCGTCGACACGGACGCGGCGCCCGCCGTCGCCGTCGGGCGGGTAGATCACTACAGGCACGGTGGAGACCATGAGGCCAGCGTGAGGGGCAGGGCGCGGACGCGCGCGTTGAGCTACTCCAGCACCCCGAGTTCGGTGTCGGCCCGGCAGTGCGTGCACGCCTGGACCCCGTCGGCGAGGACGCGTCGGGCCTCGTCGCGGCTGATGCCGCGGACCCGCTTCCCGCTCATGTGGCAGCCGCCGACGTGCACGGCGACGGGCGGCTTGCCGGCGCCGATGCCGACCTCAAGCATCCAGTCCGGGACCGGCGGGCGGCGCCGCTTACCCTCTGCCTGCTCAGCCTGGCGCCGCTCTTCGTCCGCGATCCATCGGCGGGTGCGCTCCAGGTCGCCGAGCTGTACGCGTTCCAGGAAGCACAGCAGGTCGAGGCGGGTAAGCGGAGCACGGTCGTTCACAAGTTCGAGTCCAAGGGGCTATCGCCCGGCCGACGAGGGTGACATCGTGGCGGCATGACCGACTCCCGCCGCACCGCCTTCATCCGGTCTATGGAGATCCACCAGGGTGCCGCCACCGACCACGCCCTGACCGCCCACCTACCACGAGGTAAAGCGAATCTGGGTCAGGGTGCCGCCGCGTTCGCCGAGGCGATCGTCGCAGCCGTTCGACACGTCGAAGCCGCCCACGGACCCGAAGCCGCGGACGCCCTGGTCGACGTGATGTCCTCCACCCTCCGCGGGGCGTCCGTCACGAAGCTGCTTGATGCGCAGCGCGACCTACGCGAGGGGTAGCGGCTACTCCACTGGGTCCTCTTCGGCGTGCCGTACGGCCTTCTTCGCGGCCATCTCGAGCTCGTGGCGTGGCTCCGTAATCGCGGCATGCTCGGTGACCGCAGCCTGGAATGCTTCGGAAGCCTCGACCCATCGGTGCCACTGTGCCGCGTACTCGTCGCCATCGAGGCCCGCGAGTCGGGCCCGCGCTTCCTCGGCGGAACGTTCCAGCTTGATCAGTTCGTCGGAGATCTCTGCCGCGAACGGACCTTAGGGCGGGCGCGCGAAGCCCCGCCTCGACCCGCGAGACAGGGGCTCCACTGGCGGTACGGCTACGGTCGCCACTCCTCGCGGTAGCCGGGCCTGTCCGCGTAAACGGTTGCGAGGCTTTTCAACACTGGCTCCAGCACCACGAGCGCCACCTTCGCCGGGCCGTTCACCATGAAGTCGGGAGACGCTGCCTCCTCGATGCGCGCCTGCGCCATCGCGAGCACCTGACGCTTGGCGTCGATCTCGCGCAGCACCCGCGCCGGATCATGGCGAGCGATGTGGGCGGCGTCGGAAAGATCGCACATGGTCACTACCTCGGCATTGTCGTCACTGAGAACCGACTCGCCCATCGCCCTCCACCTGCCGTTTGACGTGACGCAGTCCTGCGCGTCGGCCGCCTCCCCGTCGAGCTGCTCGCCGAGCCACTGCACGAGATCATCCACCGCTACGCCTCCGGGGCGGTCTTCTTCAGGTCCGTACGTTCTCCCGGCCGTAGCTCCCGCGCCTTGTAGTACGCGCGCGCCTCGGCGAGATCCCAGAAGTCGCGGGTACTGCCCGGCTTCCGGCGCGCGCCGGGGAAGTCGGGGTCCTTCAGGCGCAGAGCGTGCAGCCACTGCCGCGTGACTCCCAGCTCGGCGGCGAGCTGCGAGAGGTTCAACAGTCTGCCCTCCTCGTCTTCGGCCTGCGGCTTTTCCGGCTCCGGTGCGTCCGGCATGGGGTCCATCCTGCCCAACCTTGTTGACACTGTAAAGCAGGTTCCCTAGCTTGGAGCCTGCACCACTGCAAAACCCCCGGCCCGGCGCTGCAACGCCATATGGGCCGGGGGCGCCCACCCTCCTCTGACGAAAGGGCAGGCAATGCCCGAGCGTACCGATCAGTCCCCGGAGCAGCCCACCCCCGAGCCGGACCTCACCCCGCAGCCGAACCCCATCACGGCTGAGCCCGCCAGTGTCGAAGCGTGCCAGCAGGACTACGCCGAGGCCGCCGACGTCCGCCGGACGATCGCGCAGCAGGAAGCGAAGGTGCGCCGCTGATGGGCATCTTCCGCCGCCGCGCACAGTCCAGCCGCGACTACCCGACCGCCGCTGTCAGCCTCCGCGGGGACGCCACCCGGTTCCGCCGCCACAAGTCCATCGGCGCGCGTGCTGCAGACCGGCAGGGCCAGGCGTGGGAGGACCGCGACCGCGCCCAAGACCGCCGAGGCGGCTGGTACCGCCCCGCCCGCTGAGCCACCCGACCGCCGGGCCCCGCACCCGACCCCCGCCGCGGGGCCGGCTCCCACCTCTCCACGGAGACACCACCGTGACAGCAGACCAGCTCACCGCGTGGGCGGTCGCCACCCCCTGGCCGGCCGCCATCCTCGGCACGGCCACGCTCGGCACCATCACCCTCATCGCATGGGGAGCCGTCCGCGCCGTTCGCGCGATGCGCTTCCCGCCCGCGGCCGTACTCGTCGCCGCCGCCGGGGCCCTCGTGTGCACCACGTACTCCGCCGACGCCTCCTGGCGTTTCGCCGAGCACCGCCTCGGCATGACCGCCTTCAGCGAGCGGGCCGTCATGTTCGCCGCCGCCGAACTCGCCCTGCTGGCCTGCGCCGTCATGGCCCGCGCCAACAAGGCCGCGACCGCCACCGACGACAAGGCCGGTACACCCGGTGTCCCGGGCATCCTCATGTGGATCATCACCGGGGTTCTCGTCATCCCCTGCTACGCCGAGTCCGGCCTCGTCGGCGGCACCGTCCGCGCCGTCATCGGCCCCGTGATGGCCGGCCTGCTCTGGCACCTCGCCATGGGCCTGGAGATCCGACTCGTCCGCCCCGAAGCGCTCTCCACGGGCCTGCCCGCGATGATCGGCCGGGAGCTACGTGAACGGCTGCTCTCCCACCTGGGGATGGCGACGCGGAACCGGACCGCTGCGCAGATCACCCGCGACCGCGCGACCGCGCGCGCCGTACGTCTCGGCGCGCGCCGCTGGCTCGGCCCCTGGGGCAGGGCCCGGCTCGCCGCCGCGCTGGCCCGCTCCGGAGCGGCGACCGACGGCGAACAGCGCCACACCCTGATGCAGCAGCTCGCCGGGCGGCCCGCAGCGCCGACCAGCTGCGGACCGTACCCGTGGTCTCCCCGTGGGTACAGCAGCCCGTACCCGAGGCGTACCCGCGTACCCCGCTCGGCGTGACCGGCGAGCAGCTGCGGCGCATGGACCCCATCGACGCGATCCTCCTCGTGCACCGCGCGCATCCGGAAACGGGTCCGGCCGAACTCGCCGCGCTGTGCACCGAGTACGGCGTACCCGTCACCGAGGCCCAGACAGGTCTCGCCCTGCGCGCGGGCCAGTGGGGAGCGGGCCCGGTCATCGACCCGGCGGTCCCCGAGCGGCCTTCGCTGGACCCCGTACCCGAGCCCGTACCTGTCGACGCACCCGAACCGCCACCAGCCGAGACGCTCGACCTCGATCTCGCGGACATGCCCGAGGTACACCCCGAGGTACGCGCACCCGACCTCGTACTCGCAGCCGAGCGCACCCGCACCGAGGTGCACGCCCGTGTACCCGACGAGCCCGCGCCCGAGCCGATCGAAGACCCCTTCGCCTTCGTCCCGCACCGCGCCCACGAAGAACGCGAGGCTGCATCGCGAGCGCCCAGCAGCGCGGCCGTACCCGCGGATCTCCTCGCCCGCGCCCGTGTACTCGACGCCGAGCACAGGCGTACCCACGACGGCCGACCCGCCTCGATCCGCGCCCTCAAGGCCGGACTGCGTATCGGCCAACCGCGCGCCGAACAAGTACGCGACGCCCTGCGAACGGAGGCGTGATGCTCCTCGCCCTGATCCTCTTCCCGATGCTCGCGATCCTCGCCCTGCTCGGCCTCGTCGCCTGCGCACCCGAACACGACCTCAGCCGCTACGCGCTGCCCGCCGTGCGCACCGTCGCCCTACTCACCGCCGCCACCGTGTTCGTCGCGGCCGTCTGGAGCCACTGACCCATGACCCCGCTCGATATCCCGACCTATGGCCTGGTCTCCCTCGGGGGCGTGACCGTCGGACTCAGCTTGTTCGGCTGGGACTTCTCCCGCTGGTGGGCGTCCAACAAGAAGCGGTTCTCACCCAAGGCTCTGCGCCGCCTCGTTCCGTTCCTGCTGTGCCTCGCGTACGGCACTCTGCTCATCCTGTCCGCTGGCGGCCTCATCGGCGCCGCCGCGGACTGGTCCCTGTGGGGCACGTCCACCGTCGGCGACGCGGTCTTGGTCTACGGCGTCGGCGGCACCAACCCGGACGTGACCCGCAGCTCCCACCTCGCGCTCAGCGCGGGCGGCCACGCCGTCGTCATCATCGTCACCGTCGTGTTCATCGCCGTATCAACGGTGCGCGGCTTTCGATGGGACTTTGTGCGCGGTGTCCTCGCGGGGGTCAGTCTGGGTCTCGCGTCGAGCGTGGCCGGGGCTGCGGGGTACGTCCTCGCGCCCGTGGTCTCGTACGCGGGCGACCTGATCGCGGGCCTGCTGTGAGGGCGGCCGTGGTCGAGGCCGGCCGTCGCGTGTGCCTCGGTACGGGCCGCGGGTTCGAGCGGCTCGGGTACTGGCTCGGCGGTGAGAGTCACGCTCCCGGGCGTCATACCCTGCTCGCCGATCTGGCGTGGCTCGGCGTTGTCGTGCGGCGCCTGGTGGCGCTCGTGCTGGCCGCCATCTTCTACGCCGGACTCCTCACTCAGGCCCCGCACTTGATCTACCTTGCGCCGATCGCGTGGGCGGTGTCGGCGTGGCAGATGTCCGATTGGTCCGCCACTCCCCCACCGAGAGGGGTGGCCGCCGATTCCGGCATTGATGCACGTCGCAGGCGTGCGCAGGCGAGAGGGGTGTACGACCCGAACGGGGTTATGTGCATCCTCCACCCAGTCCCGAGCGATGCCGCCCAGTTCCTCGACAGCAACACCGAAACGACGACCGGACGGACGCAATGAGCCGAACCCGTACAGGCACCATCTACGCCCTCATCGACCCACGGGACAACAAGATCCGCTACATCGGCAAGACGGAGAAGCCCGTCCTCGCCCGACTCGCCAGCCACCTCGCCACGCCCACCAACCCGGCCATGCGCGTCTGGATCAACGCCCTCAGCCTTCAAGGGCTGATGCCCAGGATCGAACCCCTCGCCACCGTCCCCGTGCCCCACCTCGACCACGAGGAGCAGCAGCAGATCCGCCGCCACGCCGACGGCGGGCACCGGCTCCTGAACGCCCCGCACTACCACCAGCACATCGGTGATCTCGGGGCGACGAGCATGGCGCCGGCTCCGCGCAGCCGTATCCCTGACGCGCAGTTGGCGCAGTGGGCGTTCGGCCGCCTGGCGAGAGCCCGCGCGGCCAGGGCGCTGCCCGCCTGGTCCGCTGCCGTGATCGTCATCGTGGGTGCACCCGCCTACGCGGCGGCGCTCCTGCTCCGCGCGGTACTGCACAAACTGCTGCACACGATCACCGGCAACTGCCTGACGGTGCTCAGTACGGGTGGCTGGGTCCTCTGGGACGTCGGATTCGACGCGGCCGTACGCGAGGTCCTGCTGCCCAGCCTGCCCGTCGAGCAGTGGACGACGTTCTGGTCGGCCTACGTAGCCAGCCCACTCGCGGAGTTGGCCACCAGCTTCCTGTGGCCCACCGCGTTCGTGTCGGTCGTACTCGCCGTCATGTCGTACGCGGAGGTCGCCGAGAAGGCCGGTGTCCGCTCGGCCGCCGCGCGCCTGCGCTCCTACCGCTGAACTTCCAATGTTCCGGGGCGGCCCCCGCCTGGCAGCTGACGGCCGCCCCGGTTCCCCATCCCGATCACGCGAGACAGGAGCACCATCATGCCCGGACTGCCCAAGGACTTCCCGACCCGCGCCCCCGAGCGCGTCCCCGACGCCGACCGGCACGCTTCCGACTACCGCGGCTCGCAGGGCGGATGGGTGAAGGACGGAGACAAGCCGGTGCCCGGCACGCCCAAGAGGTGAAACGCTAAGACCAAGGCCCCACCGCGGAACCCCTTCGCGGCGGGGCCTTCGCGCGAGAGGATCGCCCCATGTCCGACCTGCCTGACGCCATCGCCGCCGTCCACGCCGCCTCCCTTCGTGAACCGGACGGCCCGCTGGACATCACCCAGCACGCACTCTGGTTCGCCTACCGGCGCCCCGGAGACACTCCGTTCGGCCTCGCCCTCGTCCGCGGCGCCGTTGCCGTGCCCACCATCGGCCAGACTGTCACCCTGTGGACCAAGGACGTACCGCTCCGCGTGGTCGACGTCGTACACCACTACGGCTGCCGCTCCTACTTTGCCCCCGACCGTGTCGAGCCCTACGCAGACGTCACCGTGTACGTCGACGTTCCGAAGTAGACCCATTACGCCGAGGCCTCAACACGCGCCTGACGCGGCGGGGCCTCCAAGGTTGCGAACAAGCCGATCACCGCCCACAATGGGCCCCACGTCCGGCGTGCCCGGACACAACAGCCCCGCCACCGCGCGGGGCTTTCGCACACCCCGACCCGCACAGCGCGGCATGATGGCCCCCTTCAGCACCACATCCCTGGGGGGACCATGAACCACCGCACCACCACCGCCTCGTTAATCCTCGCCGCCGCACTCGCGCTCACCGCCTGCTCATCCAGCGACAACAGCGACGACCAGGCCGAGGCCAAGCCCAAGGCCAGCACCCCGAAGAAGCAAACCGGCCCCACCGCGAAGCAGGCCGCTGCCAAGCTCGCCGACGCCACCGGCGTGACGACGCTCGGCGAACCGACGGACAACACGGGCTCCTGCTCGAACAAAGCCGTAGGCAAGGAACCGAGCCCTAAGGACTGTTCGCAGCTCATCACCACCGACACGGTGAGCATCTACGAGTTCCCGACGGTCGCGGTCGCTGACCAGTGGACCAAGACCCGAGCCAAGAGCGACAAGACGTGGCGACAGGTTGGCCGCTTCGCCCTCTCCTGGGCTGTGCGGGATCAAGCGCTCACGTCCAAGGAGCGCCGCACCGAGCTGGAGAACGCACTCCGCAAGATCACCGAGTCCTGAATCTCACCCCATCGAAGCCCCCTCCTGGTTGGCGAGGGGGCTTCGCCATGTCTGGAGGCTCACCCATGCCGAGCACCGCAGCCAAGCCCTTTCGCCTTACCACCCGAGACGGCCGCACCTTCGAAGGCGCCAAGTTCTCCGACGGCTTCGTGATCGTCCACCACCCCGGCCAGCCGACCGTCTGCACCATCGCCGTCAGTCTCGACGCCCTCACCGCCGACCAACCCGAAGGGCACTGGCTCCACGGCGCCACACACAGCTACTACCGCTGACCCGACACCGGAGGCTCACCCCATGACCGACCTCACCACAGCCCAGCGCCTCGCCGCCTACCGCAAGGAACTCGACAGCGAGGGCATCCCCATCAACCTGGCCGACGACCTCGTACGCGACGCCGCCCAACACCTCCACCGCGAGGACGACGGACCTACCGTCGCAGCTGACCTTGAGGACGACCAGACCCCATGCGCCGGCGTCACGCACGTGCGCCTCGTCCCCCACCTCGACCACGACGCCATGGCCCAGGTCATGCGCGACATGCAGGAGCGGGCCCACGCCCTCCGGGACCCCCTCCCCCTCGTAGCCCCCCACCGCTGGTCCTACCGGGGGTAGGCCCCATGCCCATTGCTCCACCCAGCCGATGCAGCGACCCCGAGTGCTACGAGTACGCCACGACCAAGGGCCGATGCGACGACCACCAGCGCACACCATGGGCCGGCCGAGACGACAAGGCCAGCAGGTACGGCATCAGCTCAGGACGATGGGCGACGCTGAAGCGCAAGGTCACCGCACGCGATCACGGCTGCTGCTACCGGTGCGGAGCAGACCAAGGCGACACAGGGCCCGACGACGACCCGTTCGTCCTCGACCACGTCATCCCCATCAGCGAAGGCGGCGCGCCCACCGACCTCGACAACCTCGGACTGCTCTGCCCCGAGTGCGACCGCATCAAGAGCGCCGCGGAGGCACTCCGAGGAGCCGAACGGGCACGCGCCCGCCGCTCCACACGCTCATGACCGCTGCCTACGGCCCCCGACGGCCCTACGGGCACCCCTGGGGCCCCCGCCGGCCACCCTCGCGGCCCACCGCCACCTACCGAAGCCGCACGCGCCCCACTCAGGGGCGATCGGCTCGGCGGACCGCCAACACCCTTGCGAGGCCCCCGCAAGCCGCTCAGCAGGGGCCCACACGGCACGCAAGCGGCGCGACGCCCCCCCCAGGGGGGTAGGGGAGTCGCGATCGCTGTCCAAGATCGCTAAGGACCCGGCGCGGTCAACTCGGCGCGTGGAATCTCAGAATGTCGAAGGGGGGTCCGGCCATGGGGAGGACCGCTCAGCCCGCCGCGCTCAAGCTGATCAAGGGCCGCAGTCCTGGCACGGACAGCGGCGGCCGGCCCGTGAACCAGGGGCCCGCCTTCAAGCGGCTGCCTCCAGATGCGCCTTCGTGGCTGAGCGATGAGGCCGCTGCGGAGTGGGCGCGCGTCGTACCGGGACTCCAGCGCCTGGAGCTGCTCAAGCCAGAGGACAGGGCGGGGCTCGCTGCGTACTGCGAGGCGTGGGCGATCTTCCGTGAGGCGACGGAGACGGTGCAGCGCGAGGGCCTGACGATCGAGGCGAAGCAGGGGACTCTCGCGCACCCCGCGGTCGCCATCGCGCGCAACGCCGGCCGGGAGGTTCGGGCGTGGGCAGCGCACTTCGGCCTGACGCCCTCGACGGAGCAGGCCCTGGCGAGGGGGGCCGATGATGGCGAGGACGACAACCCGTTTGCCTGATGAGGCGCCGCGGGCGTTCTTGGACGACGCGGAGCTGGAGCGGCTGAAGCTCAGCCCGGAAGTGGGCTGGTACCTCGTCGAGCGGGGCATCCCGCTGCCGGACTGCCCGCCGCTGATCAAGACGCCAGAGCCGCGCGAGGAGCCCGGGGCGCGCTTCGATCCAGAGCGGGTCGACAAGGTCATCCACAGCTTCTCTCTGCTGCGGCACACCAAGGGCCAGTGGGCGGGGCGGCCGCTACGGCCTGACCCCTGGCAGGTCGCGTACATCCTGGCGCCCACGTTCGGCTGGGTGCACTGGGACGACGAGGCCGACGGCTACGTCCGGATCATCAACGAGCTGTACGTCGACGTGCCGCGCAAGAACGGCAAGTCGACATTGTGCGGCGGCATCGCGATCTACATGACGTGCGCGGACGGTGAGCAGGGCGCCGAAGTCCTAGCCGCGGCGACGACGAAGGACCAGGCGCGGTTCGTCTTCGATCCGGTGCGCAGACTCGCTGAGGCGGCGCCCGCGCTGAAGGGGCACGTGAAGCCGCTGAACGACAAGATCCTTCACGGCAAGTCCGGCTCGTACTTCCAGCCGATCTCGAACGTGGCGGACGCGCAGCACGGTGCGAACTTGCACTGCTACATCTGCGACGAGCTGCACATCCACAAGAGCCCGGACATGGTGGAGACGCTGGAGTCCGGAACGGGCTCGCGCCGTCAGCCGCTCGGCGTGATCATCACGACGGCGGACTCCGGTAAGCGGGAGACGGTCTACGACAACAAGCGGCGCCGCATCGAGCAGCTCGCCACGGGGGTGCTGACAGACCCGTCGGTGTACGGCGTGATCTGGGCCGCCGAGCGGTCAGACGACCCGCACGCCGAGTCGACGTGGCGGAAGGCCAACCCTGGCTTCGGGATCAGCCCGACACGGGCGTACTTGCAGCGCGCATCGCGGAAGGCCGAGCAGTCCCCCGTGGAGCTAGCCGCGTACCTGCGCCTGCACCTCGGCATCCGAACCAGGCAGGAGACCAAGTTCCTGCCGATGCCCGCATGGGACCGGAACGCCGGCATGGTCGACGAGCAGGCACTGGCGGGCCGAGAGACGTGGGGCGGCCTCGACCTCGCCAGCACCAGCGACCTGTTGGCGCTGTGCTGGCTGTTCCCCGATGACACCGATGGAACGGTCGATGCGATCTGGCGGTTTTGGACGCCGGAGGCGAACGTTGAGGCGCTCGACAAGCGCACCGCGAAGGCCGCCTCCCGGTGGGTGCGCGGCGGCTGGCTGACGGTGACGCCGGGCAACGTGGCCGACTACGACTGGATCACGGAGCAGATCCGTAAGGACCGCGATGTCTTCAAGGTCCGCTCGATCGGCTACGACCCGTGGAACGCGTCGCAGTTGACGACACAGCTCACGGCGGAGCGGGCGCCGCTGGTGAAGGTCCGGCAGGGCTTTCTGTCGATGAACCCGCCGATGAAGGCCATTCAGCGGTTGCTCTTGGCGGGCACCGCGGAGGCTCCAGCGTTGCGGCACGGCGGTAATCCGGTGGCGCGGTGGTGTGTGGACAACCTGGCGGTGGCGATGGACCCATCGGGCAATGTGAAGCCGGACAAGGCGAGTTCGGCGGAGAAGATCGACGGCGTGAGCGCCCTGGCGACGGCCATGTCGGAGCTGCTCGCGCGGCCCCGGAAGAAGAAGTCCGCCTACTCGGGCGACGAAGAGATCATGGTCGTGTGAAGCGGCCGGGCTGGAGGCGGCGTGTTCGCGTGGCGGCGTACGGCGGTGCGGAAGCGCGTGGTGGTGAACCTTGCCGACAAGGCGTTCAGCGGCGTGCTGTGGGCGCAGCGCGGGCCGCTGCTGGTGCTGCGGGACGTCCAGTTGCTGGAGGCCGGGCGGGAGCCGCAGGTGGTCGACGGTGAAGTCGTCGTCGAGCGGAACCGGGTGGAGTTCACGCAGGTGCTCGCGAGCGGGGGTGGATGAGCGTGGCGTTCGTCGTCTCCTCCGGGCAACTCGCGACGACCGGCGCTGGAGTGATGCCCGGGTACGCGGCGCTGCCCGCTCCGGCCGCGCCGTGGGAGTACGCGACGATCTGGCGGACGCAGCCGCAGGTCCGCACGGTCGTGGGGTTCCTCGCCCGGAACATCGCGCAATTGGGGCTGCATGTCTTTCGCCGCGTCTCGGACACCGACCGGGAGCGGCTGACGGATCACCCGCTGGCGCAGTTGCTTGGCGCGCCTCTGCCGCGGCTGACGTCGTACCGGCTCGTCGAGCGGGTCGTGTCGGACGTGGCGACCTACGACAACGCGTACCTGATCAAGCTCAGACTGGACGGGACACTGCGGCTGCTGCCGGTGCCGCCGTCGCTCATCCGTCCGTACGGCGGGAACTGGATCGCTCCCTCCCACTACGAGACGGCGGGCGGGCGGGACTTTCCCGTCGAGGACGTGGTGCACATCCACGGGTACCAGCCCGAGACGCTGACGCACGGGTGCAGCCCTATGGAGGCGCTTCGGGATCTGCTGCTGGAGGAGCGGGAGTCCGCGAAGCAGCGGGCGGCGATGTGGCGGTCGGGTGCCCGCATGACGGGGGTGATCACCCGCCCTCTGGACGCGGAGTGGAACGCGGAGGAGCGGCGTCGCTTTCGCGAGATGTGGCGGACGTTCGCGCAGGGCGGTGGCGCTGAGGGCGGGACCGCGATCCTTGAGGACGGCATGGAGTACCACGCCGTTTCGATCAACCCGCAGCAGGCGCAGTACGTCGAGGCGCGAAAGCTGACCCGCGAGGAGGTCGCGGCGGCGTTCTTCATCCCGCCGCCCCTGGTGGGGATCTTGGATCACGCCACTTTCAGCAACATCCGCGAGCAGCACCAGCACCTGTACCAGGACACGTTGGGGCCATGGCTGGTGATGCTCGAGCAGGAGATCGCCGCACAGATCCTGCCCGACCTCCCCGGCGACAACGCCGGCGTCTACGCCGAGTTCAACATCCAGGCCAAGATGCGCGGCAGCTTCGAGGAGCAGGCCGCGGCCGCGTCGACGGCGACGGGCGGGCCGTGGATGACGCGCAACGAGATCAGGGCGAGAAACAACCTGCCCGCGCTGCCTGGCGGCGACGAACTGATCACGCCGCTGAACGTCACGCAGGGTGGGCTTGCCTCCCCACGGGACTCCGCGCCCGAGCCCGCAGACGCGGCGGCCGGGAAGTCGCGGCGCCGCCGATCCGGACGGAAGAGTGCCCGGCCCGATGACCTCGGCGACGCGGAGGAGGAACGCGACGCGCTGTCGGACGCACTCGTGGCGTTCACCGAGCGGCAGGGCGAGCGGCTGCTGTCCGCCGTGGGCGCGAAGGCAGACGGTATGCCGGACCTCCTGGAGGCGTGGGCGCAGGGCAGCGAGGACCGCCTGGCGCAGCTCTCCGCGTTGCTCGCGGAGCACGGCTACCGGCTGGCGCAGGTCGGCGCGTGGGAGGTGCTCGACGAGCACAACCCGGACGCTGAGGGGTGGTCGGCCGAGGTGATGCTTGCCTGGTGTCTCGCGGCGGCCGAGGCACACGCCGAGCTGCACGAGGAGGCCGGGCGTACCGCCGTGGCCGACGTGCAGGAGACGGGCGGCGAGGACTGGCGCGACCAGCTCCGCTCGGCGGCCTCGGCATGGGGCACCGCGGCAGCTGTACGGGCGGCTACGGCCGCTACGGAACTGCGGTCCTTCGGCGGACACGATGCGGCGTCCGCGTCGGGCCTCGTACGCAAGACCTGGCGCACCGGATCGAAGCCGCGGCCGGAGCACGCCCGCATGGACGGGGAGACCGTCGCGCTCGGCGAGACCTTTTCGAACGGGCTGCGCTGGCCGGGCGACTCCTACGGCGACGCCAAGGACAACGCGAACTGCAACTGCGACCTGACCTACGCCTACGGCGAGGAGTGATCATGCGTACGAAGGACTTCGCCGCCCGCGTGAAGGCGGCCGGCCCCGATGACGGGCTGGCGCCAGGCCAGTTCACAGCGCTGGTGAGCGTGTTCGACAACGAGGACTCTGTGGGGGACGTCGTCCGTGCGGGGGCGTTCACGGAGACGCTCGCGGCGTGGGCGGCGAAGGGTGACAGCATCCCGGTCATCTGGTCGCACGCATGGGGCGATCCGTTCGCGCACATCGGGCACGTGGTCAAGGCGACCGAGACGCTCCAGGGCCTGGAGGTCGTCGGGCAGATCGACGACCTGGAGGACAACCCCACCGCTGCGCAGGTGTCACGCCTGCTGAAGGGCCGCCGCGTCACGCAGTTCAGCTTCGCGTACGACGTCGACGAGGAAGCATTCGTCAAGGACGACGCACACCCGTGGGGCGGGTACTGGGAGCTGCGTAAGCTCAGCCTCCACGAGGTCGGCCCCTGCCTGGTGGGCGCGAACCAGGAGACGGAGTTGCTCGCGGCGAAGGCTGCCGGCATCGCCCGCGGGGTGAAGGCCGGCAGGGTCCTGTCGCAGCAGAATTTCGAGAAGCTCTCCACGGCCTACGAGGAGATCGGGCAGGTGCTCAAGAGCGCCGACCCGGAGAAGACCCGCAAGACCAGCGAGCAACCCGGCCGCCAGGAGGTCCCGGCCGCCGACGGCACACAGCCGTCCGCCGCCGACGACGCCCCGCCCGCCAAGGGACAGCCCGCATCCGACGACGACCTCGACGCCCGCGTCGCGGCCGCCGTCGCCAAGGCCCTCGCCGACCGCGAGGCCCAGACAGACACACCGAGCAGCACCGAGGACGAGACCACGCCGGACCCCCGCGAAGCCGCGTCGGACGACGACGCTGCCGCCAAGGCCGGTGCCGCCTCTGCCCGTCTGCGCACTGACCTCCAGCTCTTGGAGCTGGAGGCATCGCTCACAGACTGAGGAGACGGCAGATGCCGACGATGACCCTGGCCGATCTGAGCGGCCAGCTGAAGCACCACCTCACCGAGGCCCGCACCATCGCCAAGAAGGCCGAGGATGAGGACCGCGACTTCACCCCCGAGGAGTCTGGCCATCTGCGCGAGCACATGGCCAAGGCCACCGAGGCGAAGGCGGAGATCGAGAAGCTGAAGGGCAATGACGAGCTGCGCAAGGCGCTCGCGGATCTCGGCGACGACATCGCCCTGAACGCCAAGACCGACGAGGACGGTAAGCGCCGCACGGCGTCCGGATTCGAGCTGCCGAGCAAGAGTGTCGGCGAGGCGTTCGTCGACTCGCCCGAGTACAAGGCCCTCCTGGAGCAGGCGCCCAACGGGTCGTTCGGGCAGAAGCAGCGCGTGCAGTCCGGCATGGCCGGGTTCAAGTCCCTGGTGACCGGCGGCTCCGATACGTCCGCGGGCGCGTGGGTCACCAACGACCAGCTGGGCCTTCAGGTCGGCCTGGACGCGTTCCAGCGGCCGCTGCGCCTGCGCGACGTCGTCACAAACGGCACCACCACGTCGGACACGGTCGAGTACGTGCGCGTCACTTCCGTGACGAACGCCGCCGCGCCCGTGGCGGAGGCCACCACCTCGGCCGCGCCGACCGCGCCGGGACGCTGGCGCGCTGGTCAACGCGGCGGGCGGTGGCTACAAGCCGGAGTCCGCGATCGCCGCAGCGAAGGTGACTACGCCGGTCAAGACGATCGCGCACTGGATTCCGATCACGAAGCGGGCTCTCAGCGACGCGGCGCAGGTCCGCACGCTGATCGATGCTTTCCTCCGCTACGGCTTGGAGGAAGAGCTGGAAGATCAGATGATCCAGGGCGATGGCACAGGCGAGAACTTCGAGGGCCTCGGCAACGTGTCCGGCGTGCAGGCGCAGGCATGGGACACCAACGTCCTGACCACGCTGCGCAAGGCCAAGACGAAGGTCCGCACCGTGGGCCGCAGCATGGCCAACGCCTACCTCCTCAACCCGGCCGACCTGGAAACCGTCGACCTGCTCCAGGACAACGAGGGCCGCTTCTACTTCGGTGGCCCGGGCGGCGTCGGTTCCGCCTCCGTGCTGTGGGGTCTACCGGTGATCGAGACGGAAGCCGTGCCCGCGGGCGTCGGCTACGTCGGTGACTTCCGCAAGGCGATCCTGTGGGACCGCGAGCAGGCCACCATCCAGATGACCGACAGCCACCTGGACTTCTTCGTCCGCAACCTCGTCGCGATCCTCGCCGAGATGCGCGCCGCCTTCGGCGTGATCCAGCCGAATGCGTTCGTTGAGGTCGACCTCACCGCCTGAGAGGAGGGCACGGCATGACGTATCTCAACCCTGGGGCTGGCGCGGCCCGTGAAGGCCGGCGCACCGCTGCGGTGACGAATGCGGCGGCTGCGACTGCGACCGCGGCTGCTGGCGCGACGCGACGAAGGCGGAGTACGACGCGCTGCTGGCTGACGTCAATGCGCTGCGCACGAAGCTGAACCAGCTCCTTACGGCCATGCGCACGTCCGGCCAGCTCGCACCCTGATGTTGTTCACGCGGCAGACGGCCGGGGGGCGGTGTCCGTGCGGTGCGCAGCATGCGGCGTGCGGCTCGCCCTCCGACGTTGTACCGGTGGACCAGAGGATCGAGGAGGTGGCCGTCGTGGGCGGCCCACTGAAGAAGTACCGCGTGACCTCGGCGTCGGGTGCCGAGAGCGTGGTCAAGTACAACGCCGCCGACGCCGAGCGGCTCGGCCTGACCGACGCCGACCTCGCGCCAGAGCGCGCGGCCGTGACGGACGTGCGGCTGCCGGACGACGAGCCGGAGGCGAAGGCGCGAGGCGGCTCCCGAAACAAGGCGCGCACCACGGCGAAGACCAAGGCGGCCGACGGTGGCGGGGCCTGAGCCGCTGCTCCTGGCCGAGCCCGCCCAACTCGACGCGTTCCTGAAGGTTGGCGTCGACGACCCCCAGCTCCTGGCCGCCCTGACCGCCGCGTCCTCGCGGTTCCGGGGGCAGGTGCGCCATCCGGTCACGCGGGTCACTGGCGATGTGGAGCAGCACGACGGGGACGGCACGAACGTGCTGCACCTGCGGGCCGCGCCGATCGTCACCGTCACGCTCGTCGAGGTGGACGGGACCGCGGTCACCGACTACAAGGTGCTGCGTCGCTCCGGCGTCCTGAAACGCACGGGGGGCGGTTGCTGGCCGGCGGACGCTGAGATCGACGTGACGTACGACCACGGCCTTGCCGTCGTCCCGGCGGAGATCTCGGAGGTCGTCGTCGACCAGGCGCGCGTCATCTACCGCGTGGACCCGGCGATCGCGCAGGTGTCGACGGGCAGCGACAGCGTCACGTTCGCCGCGACCGCCGCGGTCGGCGTGACCTCACAGTGGTCGGAGGTCGTGACCGCGTACCGGCTGAATCGGGGCGACGGCTCGTGAGCGTGCAGGGCAATCCGCTGTACCGGGACACCGTGATGGTCGTCGATCGCGTGCAAGGGACCGACGACCGGGGCAACGAGACGTGGACCGAGACCGAGCGGACGGTGCCGAACTGCAACATGCAGCCGATGAGCAGCACCGAGGTCATCGAGGGCAAGGCGCAGGTGATCACCCGCATGCGGCTGGCGGGCCCGCCCGACATGGGCCTGAAGGCCACCTCACTGGTGCGGTTCGCCGGGATCACGTACGAGGTCGACGGCAAGCCGGGCGTGCACCGGAGCTTCGGCGGGGTGCTGGATCACACGGAGGCGATCCTGATGGAGGTGACGGGCTGATGGCCAGACAGGGCAGGTTCGAGCCGGACCGCGCGGGATCGGCGAGGTGATGCGCTCAGCGCAGGTGCGGCGCGCACTGCGGGAAGTGGCCGACGCCATCGAGCCGCGGGCGAAGTCCCTCGCGCGGGCCGAGGTGTCCGAGGAGTTCGCGGAGGCGATCTACGTGGAGGAGGAGACCCGGCCGCGCGGGCGGCCGACCGCCCGCGTCATCGCCGACCGCGACGACGGCGAGGCCGTTGAGTTCGGCGACACCAATCAGGACCGGCGCCGCATCCTCGGGCGGGCCGCGCAGGTCGGGCCGATCCTTCAGGACGGCGGGTGATGCCCGGTGCCCGACATCGAGTACGCGGCGACGCTGTGGCTACGTGCCCGGCATCCCGGGGTGCGGGTGGTCAACGAGCTGCCCTCCAACCTGGAGCAGGCGCTGCCGCTGCTGCTCGTCGTCGTCGTGCCCGGCGGCGGCGATGACGGCGTGTCCGGCACCGCCACCATCGACGTGGAGGCGTTCGCCGCGACGCGTACCGCGATGTGGCAACTGGCCGACGGTGCACACGAGTCGATGCTCGTGATGCGCGGCCAGCACGCCGGGGGCCTGGCCGTCGACGACGTCGAGACCAACCTGCTGCCCGGCTTCGTGTCTTACAACAACCCGGCCGTCAGACGGACGGTCGCCTCTTACCGGCTCACCCGCCGCGCGCCGGTCCGCGCCTGACCGCGCACCCATCCACTGCCCCGCCCGCACACTGCTGGCGGGGCTTCGTCATGAAAGGGAGGCGCGGTATGCCCGCGGCGAACTTCGATCAGATGGCGGCGCTCCGCACGTCGCTGATCCGCAAGGCCCTCACCTACGCCATCTTCGCGGCGGACGCCGACGCGCCCGCCCTGACCAACGCCTTCGACACCGAGGGCGTCCTCCAGGAACTCCCCACCGGCTATCTGCCGGTGGGCTACACCGACAGCGATGGCGTCACCTTCTCCGGTGACCTGAGCATGTCCGACGTCGAGTCCGGTCAGGCCGCGTCCCCGACACGCTCGGACGTCGAGACCGACACGCAGACTGCGGAGTGGACACCGCAGGAGACCAACGCTGCTGCGGTCTGCCTGTACGAGAACTTGCCGTTGGATCACTTCCCGACCATCGGTACGGCGGCGTGGTCGTGGTCGCGTCCGGCCACCCCGCCGACCCTGTACCGCAGGTTGGTGTTCATCGCCCGTGACCTGAACAAGACCACGGGCAATCCGATCTACATCGTCAAGCACATGCCCAGCGCGCTGCGTTCGGACCGGGACGATGAGCAGTGGACGCGCACCGAGGCGATCACCCGCAAGGTGACGTTCCAGGGGTACATCGACGAGGTCGTGGGCACGGACGCCAAGACGTGGATCGATGGGCCCGGCTGGCGGGACCTGGCGCCGAAGTCCAACGAGGTGCAGGACGTCACGATCACCGGTTCGCCGACGGGCGGTACGTACACGCTGACGTACTCGGGGCAGACCACGTCGGGTATCCCGTACAACGCGACCGCGACGCAGGTGCGTACGGCGCTGACCGCGCTGTCGACGATCGGCTCCGGGAACGTCTCGTGCACGGGCGGTCCCCACCCCGGCAGCCCGATCACGGTGACGTTCACCGGGGCGCTCTCCGGGGCGGACGTGGCGCAGATGACCGCCAGCAGCGCCGGTCTCACCGGCGGCACCAGCCCGACCGTGACGGTCACCACCACCACGCCCGGCGGGGCGTGATCCCTCCGATACGGGCGCGGGGCGGCGGCTTGGGTGAGCCCTGCCGCCCCGCGCCTTCGGCTCACCCACGGCTCACCAGAACAGGAACATGATCATGAGCAAGCCCAACAAGAAGCGGTACAAGCTCGCCGAGGTCCGCGCCCAGTACGCCGAAGCGGTCGGCGGCGACGAGGTGGAGTTCGAGGGCCCGGGCGGCGAGGTCTACACCATGCCGCACCCGCTCTTCGCGCCGTCGGAGTGGGCGAAGGCCGTTGACGACGCCGAGAACGACGAGGAGATGGCGCACGCGATGCTCGGCGACGAGCAGTACGAGCGCTTCGTGGGGGCCGGCGGTCGGCCAGGTGACGTGAACTTCATCCGTCTGGCGGCGATGGAGGACATGAAGGGCGAGCTGAAGGGCGGGCGCCCTACACGGTCCTCGACGTCCTCGGACGGTACCCGGAAGCGGTAGAGGCGGACCTCGCGCACCACTACGGCGGGGACCCGATCGCCGCGTACTTCCGCGGGGAGATCTCCCTTCGGCGTCTGCGGGTGCTGGTGGAGGGGCTGCCCCCGGACGGGGCGCTCGGCCGCGCGGCGTCAGGCAGTGCGTGGCGACTGTCGGACTACCGGCAGGCCGACATGGCGGACGCCTTGGAGCGGATCTTCACCGCGCTCTACAACGCCCACCGCGCCGAGAAGGCCCCCGTCATGCCGTGGCCCGAGCCTGTGCCACGGCCGGGTGATCCGTCGCCGGAAGCCAAGGCCAAGGCGCAGGCGAAGGAAGCACGCGCGGCGCGCGAGGGCTACGAGGACATCGTCGGTCAGGTGGCCCCGGGCCGGATCTGATCAACAACTGAAGAGGGGCGGCGGTCATGGCGCGTGCCGGTGCGGTGTGGGTGGACGTCCTGCCCAACATGTCTCGGTTCTCCCGCGAGCTGGGGCGTCAGGTCTCCGAGCCCGTCGTGACCGCCTCCCGCCAGGCAGGTGCCGACGGCGGGGAAGCCGCGGCGAGCGGCATGGCCGACGCCCTCAAGACGAAGGCCGCGGCGGTCGGCGTCGCGGCGGGCGCCGCACTGACCGCAGGTCTCATGACGGGGCTGGAGGCGGAGAAGGCCACCAGCAAGCTGAAGGCGCAGCTCGGCCTGACAGGCAAGGACGCGCAGCGAGCGGGCAAGGCGGCCGGGCTGCTGTACTCCAACGCCGTCTCCGAGACCGTCGAGGACGGCGCAGCGGCGGTGCGGGCCATCATGTCCGCAGGGCTGGCACCGGAGAAGGCGACAACGAAGCAGCTCGCGGCAATCGCGACGAAGGTGCAGGACGTCAGCACCCTCTTCGAAACAGACCTCGCCCAGACTGCCAACGCAGTCGGTCAGGTCATGAAGACCGGGCTGGCGAAGAATAGCCGGGAAGCCATCGACGTCATCATGCGCGGCTTCCAGGTCATGGGCCCGCGAGCTGACGACCTGATGGACACCTTCAACGAGTACAGCGTCCAGTTCCAGCGCCTCGGCCTGTCGGCCCGTGACGCGGCGGGGCTGATGGCGCAAGGCATGAAGGCCGGCGCGCGCGACACGGACATGGTCGCCGACACGCTGAAGGAGTTCACCCTCGAAGCCGTCATGGGCTCGGACAAGATCAAGGGCGGGTTCGAAGCGGTTGGCCTTCCCGCGAACCGCATGGTGCGGATGATCTCGGCCGGTGGCCCGAAGGCCAAGAAGGCCCTGACCATGACGCTCGACGCGCTGCGCGACATGGAGGACCCGGTCAAGCGGGACGCTGCTGCGGCCGAGCTGTTCGGCACCAAGTCCGAGGACATGCAGAAGGCGCTGCTGGCCCTCGATCCGGACACCGCAGCCAAGGGACTTGGCAGGGTGAGCGGCGCGGCGAAGCAGGCCGGCGACGACCTGCGCGAGAACACCGCCGTGCAGTTCGAGCAGTTCAAGCGGCGTGCGTTGATGGGCCTGGCGGACGTCGTGATGACCGATCTGGTGCCCGCTATGAAGGCGGCCGCTCCGGTGGTGGCGTCCATGCTCGCCCCGGTCAAGGCGCTGTGGGGCTGGCTCCAGGAAGATCCGGCCCGCATGCAGGCCACCGTTGCCGCGCTCCTCGCCATCGGTGGTGCGATCTTGGCGTTCAAGGTCGCCTCGGCGGTGACCGGCGGCGTGATCCGAATGGCGGGTGGCATCCGCCAGGCCGGGGCATGGGCGCGCACGGCGGGGGCGAATATCCGGTTCGCCGCTTTCGCCGTGCGCTACTACACGGTGATCGGCGCGCAGTCGGCCGCGCAGGCGGTTCGGACGGGAGCGGCGTGGGCTGCGGGTGCAGCGCGCTCGTCGGGCGCATGGGCCGCCGCGCGGGCGCGCGCCACGGGTTCGTTCATCGCGACGCAGGCGTCTGCGGTGGCTACGGCGACGAGGACTGCGGTGACGTGGACGGTGGCGGCTGTCCGCTCGGGGATGGGCTGGGCTGCTGCCCGGGCCCGTGCGGTCGGTGCGTTCGCGGCGACCGCAACGTCGGCGACGGTCAACGCCGCCCGGACGGCGGGCGCGTGGGTGGCTGCGCAGACGCGGTCGATGCTGGCCACTGTGCGGGCGACGGCTGCGCTGGCGGCGCAGCGCGGAGCCATGATTGCCGGTGCGGTCGCGACTCGGGCGATGGCGGCGGGTCAGTGGCTGCTGAACGCGGCGATGCGCGCGAACCCTATCGGGATCATCATCACCCTGCTCGTCGCGCTGGGCGCCGGGCTGGTCATCGCCTACAAGAAGTCGGCGACGTTCCGGTCGGTCGTGCAGGGCGCGATGCGCGGGGCGATGACGGCGGTGCGCGCGCTGGGGTCGGCTGGGCTGTGGCTGTGGCGTACGGCGCTGCTGCCCGCATTCCGGGGCGGCCAGGCGGCCGCGCGCGGCCTGCGCGCGGGGGTGGCCGCGAGTATGGCGGGGGCCCGTACTGCGGTGCGTGCTCTGGGGACCGCGGGGACGTGGCTGTGGCGGTCGGCGCTGGCGCCGGCGTTCCGTGGGATCGGTACGGCGGCGAGCTGGCTGTACAACCGGGGGATCAAGCCGCCGATCGACGCCTCGAAGCGGGCCGCGAAGGGCATGGCTTCCGCGTTCGAGGTGGCGAAGACCGCGATCGGCCGGGCGTTCAGCCGGATTCGTGATCTTGCCAAGTCGCCAGTGCGGTTCATCGTCAACACGATCTACAACAACGGCATTCGGGCCATCTGGAACAAGGTCGCCGGTCTGGTGAGTCTCAGCAAGCTGCCGGAGGTCAAGGGCTTCTCGGCGGGCGGCTACACGGGGCCGGGCGGCAAGCATGACCCGGCCGGCATCGTGCACCGTGGGGAGTTCGTCACCCGGCAGTCCGCGACCCGGAGCATCGAGCGGCGCCACCCCGGGGCGCTCGACTACATGAACCGCACCGGCCGCCTGCCCCTGCCGGGGTTCTGGGGTGGTGGCTGGGTCGGCGACGCCGTAGGCGGATCGGCGACGGCGCCAAGTGGGTCGGCGGGAAGATCAAGTCCGGAGCGACGGCGGTCAAGGACTTCGCGGTCGATGCCGCTGACCTCCTCTCGGACCCGAAGAAGATCTGGAACAAGCTCGCATCGCCGATCCTCGGGAAGCTGAAGAGCTTGACGCAGCATCCGCTCGCTCGGGCGGTCGCCAAGATGCCCATCAAGATGGCGACCGGCCTGAAGGACAAGCTTGTCGACGCGGCCAAGAGCGCGTTCGGCTTTGGCGGCGGGGGCGGCGGGGACATCGGCGGGTCCGGCGTGAAGCGCTGGTCCAAGGTGGTTCTCCAGGCCCTGAAGATGGTGGGCCAGCCCGCGAGTCTGCTGCCCGTGGTGTTGCGGAGGATGAACCAGGAGAGCGGCGGCAACCCGCGCGCGATCAACAACTGGGACATCAACGCGAAGAACGGCGATCCGAGCCGGGGCCTGATGCAGACGATCGGGTCGACGTTCAACGCGTACGCGGGCAAGCTCCGCTCGCGCGGGATCTACGACCCGCTCGCCAACATCTACGCCTCGATGCGGTACGCGCTCGATCGGTACGGATCGCTGGCCGCGGCCTACAACAGAGCGGGCGGGTATGCCTCGGGCGGGCGGCCGAAGCGCGGCGAGATTGCATGGGTGGGCGAGCGCGGGCCGGAGCTGGTTCGTTTCGGCGGCGGCGACACCGAGGTCTTCGACCATCGCACGTCGCTGCAGATGGCCGCGGGCGCGACCGCGCGAGGCTTCGCCAAGGGCACCTCGGGAACCAAGGCGCGGCGGGAGCTGCCGGGGGACCTGAAGGCGTGGACGAAGGCCCTGGCGGGCTCGGCGTCGCAGATCAAGTCGGCGGCCAAGTCCCTTTCCACGGACCTGAAGGCGGCGGGCGGCGCCGGGCGGCGGCTGGCCAAGACCACCGACGCCACGGCGAAGAAGCTCGTGGGCCTCGCGGCGAAGCGGGACGCGGTCCGCAAGAAGATCGCGGCCGCGAACAGCTTCATCGGCGAGCAGAAGACCGCGGCGTCGGACTACATCGCGGTGTCCCAGCTCGGCGAGTCGACGTCCGTGTCGGATGTGATCAGCGGCCTGAAGACCCGGCAGGACACGACGGCGAGCTACCAGCGGTCGATCGCGGCCCTGAAGAAGAAGGGGTTGAACGACACCTACTTGAAGCAGTTGATCGGGATGGGCCCGGAGTCCGGGCTCGCCGGTGTCCTGGCGGGCGCGGGCGCGGGGCAGATCTCGGCCCTGAACAGCCTGGCGAAGTCGGGCGCGAAGCTCAGCGACTCCTACGGGCGGTCCATGGGCGACTACCTGTACGACGCCGGGTCGAAGGCCGGGAAGGGGATTCTGGCCGGGCTGAAGGCGCAGGAGAAGCAGCTCCAGGCGGAGATGGACAAGCTCGGCCGAGGCATGGTCAAGGCGATCAAGAAGGCGCTGAAGATCAAGAGCCCGTCGCGCAGGACACGGGACGAGGTCGGCCAGCCCGTCGGCGCTGGCGTCGTCGAGGGCGTGGCCGACATGCTGCCCGCCGTGCAGGCCGAGGCCGATCGCCTGGCCGCCGCCGCGGTCCCGTCCCGGCCGGTGGTGCCGGTGTCCGCGGCGCTCGGCGCAGCCGCCGCGTCGAGAGGGTCCGGGCTCGATGGGCGCCCGCTGTACCTCGTCGTCGAGGACGCACCGTCTGCGGGCCTACGTCGATGACCGGGTCGACGGGGCGCTCACACAGGTACGAGCCCGCGGCCGCGCGGGCGTGAAGGCCTGACTAGGAAGGGGGCACACGGGTGCCGATGATCGTGCTGCCGGGGGCGCCCCCGGTCACCGTGCCCGCCCGCTGTCACGTCGCCTGACGGCTGGCTCGCGGCGATCGTGGACGAGGCGTAGGGCGGGGGTGGTGCTGTCCGTCGACTACACGGCGGGCAGCACTCCCCTGTCGACGGCCGCGAACGTGCGGCGCGTGCGGATCTACCGCACGGGCCCGGACGGCGTGAAGGTCGCGGTGCGGGGCGCCGCTCCGGGCTGGGCCGTGGAGGGGGTGGGCACGGCATACGACCACGAGGCGCCACTCGGGGTGCCGGTCATGTACTCGGCACAGCCCGAGTACGCGGACGGCGCCCTGGGACCGGTCTCCTCGCTCGCGGTGGAAGTGCCGGCCCCGGCAGTCGGCGCGGTGCGGGACCTATGGCTGAAGAGCCTGGACGAGCCGGGCCTCTCCGCGCGGGTGCACATCACCACGTGGGGCGCTCGTGAGTCGGCCGCCCGGCAGGACGTCGCTCAGCGGGCCGGGTCGCCGTTCGCGATGGTCGGCTTCGACGTGCACACGGCGGCCACGGTGCAGGCGGTTGTGGACGTGCCGCCGGAGCAGATCGAGCAGGTGCGGCGGCTGATGGACGCCGGCGTTCTGCTGGCTCAGACCCGACCCGGCTATCAGCAGCCCGACGCGTTCTTCGTGCCTGGTGACTGGACGGAGACCGCCACCGGAAAGCTCGGCAGCACGGGCGGGTATGCCGTCGGCTTCACAGTGCAGCCGATCGAGCGGCCGGACCCCGAGGGCCAGCCCATGCGGCTGCCCGGTTGGTCATGGGACACGGTGGCCGCGGGCTTCGAGTCGTGGACGGCGGTGGCCTCCAGCTACAGCTCGTGGGCCGCACTGTCGACGAACGGGCGGACCTGATGCAGACACTGCCGCCCGCCCTGCTGCGGGCCTTGACCGGCGCGGTCCGACGTCGTCCGGTCGGCGAGTGGTCCAACGACGGCGGCGTGACGTGGTCGCCGCTGGCGGTGGGCGCGGCGGACGTGAAGCCGGACCGCACTGCGGAGTGCCGTTGGTCGGCGACGGTGGAGCTTCTCGACCCGCCGGTGGGGGCGGCGGGCATCAACACCGTGGCCACGCAGATCAGGTTGTTCGAGGAGCTGACGGCCTCTCGCGCGGACCCGTACCGGGTGCCCGCGGGCCGGTACGTCGTCGACAGCACCAAGCGCACCCTTCGCGGGCGCGGACTCAGCGCCGAGCTGCTCGGCGTCGAGGACATCGTGCGCGGCGCCGCGCTGCCGGTGGCCCGCACGGTGGAGACGGATACCGCCGCGGCGATCGCGCAGACGCTCATCGCGGAGGCCGCGCCGTGGGCGGCCGTGGCGGCGTGGCGGGACGGGGTGAAGGCCGACACGAAGATCCCGTCTTTTGTTATCGACGAGGACCGGTGGCAGGGCCTGTCCGGCGGCGCCGACCAGGCAGGGGTGTCCACGGGCATCGCGCCCGCCCTCGGCGCCGAGGTCTACGCCGACGCCCGCGGGGTGTTCACCTTCGCTCCGGTACCGACGCTCGCCGACCCGGCGGTGTGGACGCTGACCTACGGCCAGGGCCTCATCGAGCCGGAGGCATCGCAGAGCAGCGAGGGCCTGGTGAACGTGTGGGTCATCAGCGGCGAGGAGGCGGCCGGCGAGAGCGGGGCGGCGGCCGCGCCGGTGGGCCCGGTGTACGTGTGGGATGACGACCCGATGAGCCTGACCTACGCGGGCCCGGACCCGGTGCGCGATCCGCTCGCCTCGCAGCGGGAGGGCATGGTGTGGGTGCGGCCGCGCGTCGAGCGCTACACCTCCCCGCTGATCACGTCCGAGGAGCAGGCCTACACCGCGGGGCGGGCCAAGCTCGCCGACTCCCTGCGGGTGCAGAGCACGTTGACCTTCACCGCGTACGCCCACCCCGGCATTGAGCCCGGCGACGTCGTGCGCGTCGAGGTCGAGCCCGGCGTGTGGGAGACGCACCTGATCGACGCGTGCCCGCGCACGTTGGGGGCGGCGTCGATGTCCTGTCAGACCCGTACCTCGGCGAGGAGGATCTGATGGGCGTACGCGAAGACCTCGGCATCGACCTCGTCACCGGGCCCCCGGCGCGGCCGACCACGGTGCTCTGTCGGGTCGTTGACGTCACGGACGAGGGCGGCGTCAACATCATGTACAACGGGGCGCTGCTTCTCGACGTGGCGTGCTCGACGGCCTACCGCGGCCGCCAGGCGGGCGACCTGGTGCACGTCCGGCCCGGCGTGAAGCCGCTGGTGCTGTACGCCGTGGGCGATGACCCAGGGGCGGCCACCGACTCCTCGGTGCGCGACATCGCGCGGGAGATCGCCGTCGACGAGGACGCCGTCACCGCGGCTACATGGGGCACCGCCGGCCCGTCCGGCAGCGGCTGGCAGACGGTCACGACGACGTACGTCCGCAAGGACGCCGACGGCAAGGCTCAGCTGTACTTCCAGCTCGGCTCTCAGTCGGACACGAGCCCGGCCGACCCGGGGCGGGCCCCGAAGTCCAAGGTGGTCAGCCCGACCGACTCGGGGAGCTGGCGCGGCGGCCGACCGGACGAGTACGCCTCGGCCCCGACTCAGGGCGACTGGACGGGGCGCGGCAACCGGCGCGGCGGCTGGTTCTACGGCACCCAGATCCAGACCGTGTGCGCGGGCCGCACCGTCTCCAAGATGACGGTCGCCTTCACCCGCAAGCGAGGGTCGGGCGTCAACGGGAAGATCCCGATGAACCTGTACCTGCACGACTACCAGAACCCGCCGTCCGGCCAGCTCAACCTCGGTTCCGGGCCCGAGGACGGGCTGCTGCGGCTGTCCGTCGGCGCGCGCGGCACCGCGACCCTGCCCGCGTCCTGGCGCTCCCAGCTCGCCTCCGGGGCCGCGCGCGGCCTGGCTATCTACGCCTCCGGCCGCTCCGAGTACGGCTCGTTCACGGGCGGCAAGATCACCATTTCGTTCTCGGCCTGAGAGGGGGCGCCCGCGTGGCGACCATCGGATACGCAGACCTCCCCGTCCCTGGAGGAGGCGACAGCCCTGACGGGGCCGCAGCCCTGGCCGCGCTCGCCGAGGCGATCGACCCGCACCTCGTGCAACACGTCGCCAACCTCGCCGAGCGCAACTCGACCATGGGCGACGCCCCCACGGGCATGCTGGTCATCGCCGCTGACGGGACCGCCTGGGCGAAGACCGCCGCCGGGTGGGCGACGCTGTACGAACCCCTTCAGGCGTGGCAGTCCACGATCAGCCTGAAGGCCGGGTTCGAGGAGGGCACCGTCGATCTTGGCCTCCGCACGACCGACGGCGGCAAGCACGTCTGGTTGAAGGGCCGCATTCAGCGATCGGACGGCCAGCTCATCTTCGACGCGAACGCCGTCAACCTCGGCTCTGTGCCGTCCTCGCTGATCCCTGTGGAGCTGCGCACGTGGGATGGCACCTGCTCCATGGCGGGCGCCACCACCGACGCCACCGGTCGCCTGGAGCTTCTGCCCACGGGCGCCTCATCGGCGTACGGCGTGGCCGGTGACCTTCTGTGGTGGTACCAGGGCACCGACGGAACCTCGTGGGTGGACATCTCCGGCGACTACTGGCTCGACTGAAAGGAGCGGCACGGAGATGGCGCTGTACACCTACGGCGGGACCCCGGCCGACGTGCTCACCGACCCCGCGGGCAACGTGGTGCCGGACTATCCGGTGATCGTGCGGGCGGCCGGGACCGGCGAGCAGATCACCGCCCTCCTGGAGGAGGACGGGACGACGCCCATCGCGCAGCTGCGCACGAACTCCTCGGGCAGCTCGGCACCCGGCCGCATCCGCCCGTTCAGGATCGACGGCGTGACCGCGATCGAGTACGAGTACAACGCCCCCGGCGGCAGTACCGTGCGCTGGTACCAGAGCGCTCGCGAGGTCGCCTCGGGAGCACTCGACCAGATCGAGAGCAAGCTGGACAAGGCTGGCGGGACGATGACCGGCAAGGCCCAGTGGAGCCTGCCCAATTCCACGGACGTCGCGCTCGCCGCATCCGTCACCGGGGATGCCTTCGACCGCTGGCGGCTTCAGATGAGCGGCCGCCAGGAATGGGGCTCCGGTGCCGCGGCCCGCGACACCTTCCTCTACCGCTCCGGGCCGGGCGTCCTGGAAACCCCGGGCACGCTCGTGGCCGGGCAGGTGTCGCTGGCGGGCATGCGCATTTTCAATCCGACCCTGTACGGCACGGGCGGGACTGCGCTCCAGGCTGTTCTGAACGCGGCGCGGGACGCCGGCGGCGGGTGGGTCATCGTCCCGCCCGGCACTTGGGACGTCTCCGCGCTGCCGCTGCGGATCTACGGCAACACGCGGCTGACCTTGATGGAGGGCGCGGTCATTCGCCGGGCGGGCGCGGGGACCATGCTCCTCAACGGCGACGCCACCCAGAACTACGGCGGCTACACCGGGCACGGCAACATCATCGTCGAGGGTGGCACGTGGGACTGCCGGGCCACCGCCTATCCGACGTCGGCGATGTGCATGAGCATCGGCCACGCCGAGAACATCACCATCCGCGACACGTTGATCAAGGACGTGTGCGGCTACCACGGCATCGAACTCAACGCCGTCAAGCACGGCGTCATCCGCAACGTCCGCGGCCTCGGATATGTCGACCCCGGCGGCAGAGACTTCAGCGAGTTCATCCAGCCCGATCTCGCCAAGGGCTCGTCGTACTTCGGGGGCTTCGGACCGTATGACGACACCCCGTGCACCGACCTGCTCATCGAGGGCTGCACGACCGGCCCTTCAGGGACCGCCGGGACAACCGCCTGGCCGCGCGGTATCGGCTCCCACAGCGCCAGCCCCTCCAAGCCCCACCGCGACATCCGCATCGTCGACTGCCGCTTCGAGGGCTGCGCCCAGTGGGCGATCGGCGGCTACACCTGGGAAGGCGTCACCATCGACGCCTGCCAGATCCGCGACTGCGGCGCCGGAATCCGCATTCGCACCCTCGACTCCGGCAGCGCCTCCCACCGCACCCCCGCGGGCGGCGGCTCCCCAACCATCGCCGGGTCGCAGCCCCTGCGCACGGTGAGCATCACCGAGCTGCGAGATCACCGGCACCACCGGGCACGACGACGCCATCCTCATCCTGGGCGAGGCGACCGGCACCGTCATCAACGCGACGATCACCGGCACGACCATCGACGGCGTCACGGCCGGCGCCCAGAACGGGCTCCGCCTGGAGTACGTCGAGGACTACACCCTCGGCGACAACACGATCCGCGACACCGCAGGCACGGGCATCAGCCAGGAGCAGACCACCGGCGGCACCGTCACGGGCAACCGCGTGCGCGGCACGACCGGTTCAGGCATCGCCTGTACCAACTGCTCCGAGGTGGAGATCGCGGTCAACAACCTGCGCGACCTCGGTGTCAACGGAATCCATGTCCTCGGCGGCACGGACGTGACGGTCGTGAAGAACTACGTCAAGGGCGCTTCGCGGGCGGCGGCGGGGTCGTGGGGTATCCGCTGCTCGACGTCCTCCGACGGGCTGCACATCTCGGGCAACAAGATCCGCAAATACGGATCGGGCAACGAGGTCGCCGCCGGGATCGGCATCACCAGCACCTGCACGAACGTCCGCCGGTACGGCAACGACCTCGGCGACACGGGCTTGGACGATCAGTCGGTCGGCCCGGAGACGAGCCCCTTCGACGCGGCCGGGCACATGGACTCCCTCATGCGCCCGTCGGGACGGTACGAGACGACAAGTCGAATGCGCGCGGGCACCAGCAACACCCCGACCAGCGGCACTCTCTACCTGGTGCCGATCTGGCTGCCCAAGGGCGCGATCGTCAGCACCATCAGCTTCGCGTCCGGCAGCACGGCAGCTGTCTCCCCGACCAACTGGTGGTTCACGCTGCACGACCGGAACCGGGTCGCGGTCGCCCGCACAGCAGACCAGACCACCGCGGCGTGGGCGGCGAACACCACCAAGACGTTGCCGCTCGCGCAGACCACCGCCGGAGCCGCGACCAGCTACACCACCACGTACACGGGCCTGCACTACCTCGGCGTCATGATCAAGGCCACGACGGTGTGCAACCTCGTCTCCGAGGGCAGCGTCGCCGACTTCCTCGCCAGCGTCGCGCCCGGCTTCGGCGGCACCGACGCCAGCCAGACCACACCGCCCACGGTGACCGGAGGCGCCTTCACGGCCGGGGCGTTCGGCACCGGCAGCGGCATCCTCCTGTACGGCTACACCACCTGACTACAGCTCACCCCCTGACGCCCCGCGCTTTCGGCCCGGGGCCTTTTTCATGCCCTGGAGGGCTCATGTCGCACGATCCACTCCCGTCCGATCTCGGACAGCAGGCCTATGCCGCGTACGGCACGGCCACGGGCGGGCTCACCCACGACGGCCGCACGGCGCCGGCGTGGGAGGAGCTCGGCGAGGACATCCAGGCCGCCTGGACCGTCACGGCCAGCTCGCTCTACCAGGCCGGTGCGGACGCCGCGTCACGAGAGGGTGGCCGCTGATGGCCGCCCCGCTGTCCGCAGCTGCGGCGCTGGCCGCGTTGCGCGCCGAGGGGGTGCGGGTCGTCGAGGTCGACGGCTGGCGTACCCGCAATCGCAACCACAAGGGCGCCTGGGGGCCCGTGCACGGGGTGATGATCCACCACACCGTCACCCGCGGGGCCAAGGCCACCGTCGACATCTGCCGCGACGGACACAGCTCCCTGCCGGGGCCCCTGTGCCACGGCGTCATCACCAAGGACGGACAGGTCCACCTCGTCGGCTGGGGCCGCGCGAACCACGCCGGGATGGGCGACGACGACGTCCTCCAGGCCATCATCGCCGAGAAGGCCCTGCCGCCGGACAACGAGGCGAACACCGACGGCAACCGGCACTTCTACGGCTTCGAGTGCGAGAACCTCGGCGACGGCAAGGACCCGTGGCCAGCCGCCCAGGTCGAGGCGATCGTCCGCGCCAGCGCCGCGCTGAGCCGCGCGCACGACTGGGGCAAGGAGGGCGACACCTCCATCATCGGCCACGCGGAGTGGCAGCCCGGGAAGGTCGACCCCCGCGGGCCCGGGATCACGATGGCCGACGTCCGCAAGCGGGTCGCTGAGCGGCTGAAGCACGCGGCCAGCTGGTCGCCCGGTGAGAAGCCGCCCACTCCGAAGCCGCCCACCACTGAGGAGCGCATCAGCGCTCTGGAAAAGCGCGTCACCGCGCTGGAGAAGAGGAACTGACCATGAACACTGGCGCTTTCTGGAAGGCCACCGCCGAGCGGGCCGCGCGTACGGCCGCGCAGTCCTCCCTCGCTCTCATGGCTGGGGACGGCATCGGCATCCTCGATGTCGACTGGGGCGAGGTCGCCTCCGTCAGTGGCCTGGCTGCGGTCGCCGCCGTTCTCACCGCGATCGTGACGAGCGGCGGGCCGGTCGGCCCTGGCCTCACCGAGACCGTCGCTACGCCGACCACCCCGCGCCGCCCGACCTCGATCTGACCTAGGAGGGGCCGGTGGCTGATGAGCCGACGAACGGCGAGCTCGGGCGGCTCATCGAGTCCTTGCGCACCGACATGCGCGAGGACATGGGGCAGCTCAACCAGCGCCTCGACAAGGTCGTCCCGATGGACGTCTACACCATCGAGAAGACCCAGCTCGGCGACCGCGTCACGGCCCTGGAGACCGCTCGCGAGAAAGACGCCGAGCGGGTCACGGCCACGCGTCGATGGATGATCGGCACCGTCGTCACCGTCCTGGTCGCCCTGCTGCCGTACCTGAACGCCATGGTGAAGGGGGCGGGCGCATGAAGGGCACCCGCGGGCGGCCACGTGCCAAGTCGTGGCGTGGTGACCTGCTCGCCATCCTCGGCGCGCTCCTGGCGGGCGCCGCGCTGCTCACCGTTCAGCAGCTCGCCTCCGAACTGCGGGATGCCAACGAGGCCAGGGACGCGCTTGCCCGCCAGGTCCAGCAGCTCGGCGGTAAGCCGGTCGCCGGGCCGCCCGGGTCCCGCGGGGAGCCCGGCGAGTCTCGGCCCGGGCCCCGCGGCCCGCAAGGTGAACGCGGCGAGCCCGGCCCCGCCGGTCCATCGGGGAAGCCGGGCGCCGCCGGCGAGGACGGCGCCGCGGGGACTGACGGCAAGGACGGAAAAGGGCAGCCCGGCGCTGACGGAGAGGCTGGAACTCCGGGCGCGGAGGGGCCCGCTGGTCCGCCGGGGCCGCAGGGCGAGCCGGGGCCAGTTGGTCCGCAGGGCGAGCGGGGCCCGGGCGGGGAGCAGGGGCCCGCCGGGGAGCGCGGCCCCGCCGGGCCGTCCTGCCCCGATGGGTACAGCCTCCAGCCGCCGGCCGACGATCCGGACGCGCTGGTGTGCCGCCGCGACGGCGCCCCCGATCCGGAGCCGGGCGACCCATCGGCTCCTCAGGCCGCGCTCGACCCCGCCCGCCGCCAGTACCCATGACACAGGCCCTCTTCCGCCTTCGGGCGGGAGAGGGCCCCTTCTTCATGCCCGGTCGGCCAGTTTCCTCGCGGAGTCGAGAGCGACATCCCACGGATACGCCTTCGGCTTCCCAGACCCCGGCGGGTTGGGCATGAACCCACCCTCGCCATACAGAACCGTGACGCCCTGCTCACGCAGCTCCGTGATGCTGCGGCCCAGCTGGCGGTGCTGGGCGTATGCCGCATTCACGCACGGCATCGTCACGGTGGGGATGCCCTTGCCGATGCCTTCTGCGACGACGCCGACCACGAACGTCGAGGTAAGGCCGAGCGCCCATGAGTTGATGCTGTTGAACGTCGCCGGGGCGAAGACGATCACGTCCGCCTTCGGCCAGACGTCGGGCTGGCCGGGCAGCTTGTACTCGCTGCGGACCGGGTGTCCGGTGAGCGCGGCCAGGCCGTCGAGGCTTTCGTCGAGCCAGCGGGCCGCAGTTGGGGTCAAGCCGAGGCACACGTCCCAGCCGTCGGCCTGTGCGTCCTCAATCACCTTGGCCACGTCGAAGATGGGCGGAGCCGCCGAGCCGAACAAGTACAAGGTTCGCGAAGTCGAGGTCATAGCCTCATCCCACCCCGCGCCGTTGACCACATGCAACTGCCCCCGATCCATGCGGATCGAGGGCAGAAGCCGGTCCAGCGCCCATTGAGCGCGAGTACCGTTCCAAGTGGTGAGCCAGGAACGGAGTTCCAGTATGCCCAGAGACGACCACCCCGGGGCCCGGATCGCGAAGTATCGAAAGTTGGCCGGGTACACGCAACGCGGCCTGGCCTTGAAGATCGACTACTCGTACAGCCTCGTTCACCAGGTGGAACGCGGTCACAAAGCGGCGAGTACCGACTTCATGGCGGCCTGCGCCCGGGTGCTGCACGTTGACGTCACCACCCTGACAGGACAGCCGTACATGACCGAGCTGCAACAGGACCGCCTCGCCGAGCTGATCCGCCCCATCCGCGAATCACTCGACCTGTACGACCTGGGAGCCGACCCTGACGTCGCCACGCGCGAGGTACCTCAACTGGTGGCAGCGGCAGACACCCTGTGCCAACAGGTCAGGGCCACGCAACTCAACAAGGCCGCGCAGACACTGCCTCGGCTGATCGCCGAACTGACGACCGCGGCCTACCGCAACCCGTCCACAGAACTGTGGGCCGCTCTCGGCTCCGCCTACCGCACTGCCCACGACGTGACGGTCAAGCTCGGTTTCTACGACCTGTCCACCATCGCCCTCGACCGCATGGACTGGGCCGCCCAACGGGCCTCTGACCCGGTGCTCTCAGCCGTACGCCAGTACATGCGCGGCCTCGTCTACCACCGCGAAGGCGAGCACACCATCGGCCTCCGTCTCGTGAACGCCGGCCACCACGTCCTCGCCCAGGCCGAGGACACTCCAGAATCGCTGGCCGTGGCCGGGCAGCTGCATCTCGGCGCCACAGTCATCGCCGCGCGTGCTCGTGACGAGGCTGCGGTGAAGACTCATCTAAGGGAGGCGAAGCAGATCGCCAAGCGGGCCGGTGACGTCGAGCACGTGCACTGGCTCAGCTTCGGGCCAACGAACTGGGCTGCTCACGAGCTGTCGGCGCTTACGGAGCTGGGACAGTACGGAAAGGCCGTGGAGAAGGCGAAAAAGCTCCGCATGCCCGACTCGTGGCCCACATCTCGCCGAGCGCACGTGTGGATTGACCGGGGCCGCTGTGAGATGGAGACGGGCCGTACCGAGGCGGCTCTCACCTCGATCGCCGAAGCCCGAAGGTTGGCTCCGCAGCAGACCCGCTATCACCCGGGCGCACGCGCGACGATCGAGGGGCTCGTGCACCAGCAGCGTAAGACTCCCGACGCCTTGGGGTACATGTCCGCATGGCTCGGCTTGTGACACCGACTGTCACTGAGAAGTGACAGTTACTGCCCCTGCAGGTCAGCACTCTTGTCTCACAGCTGATCGACAGATGACGGCAGGGGTGGATAGTGCTCACGCAGAGGATGCACACCGCGATCGCGGACTGGCTCGCACACGCCCAGCAAGCCCCCGAGCAGGCCCGGCGGGAGTGGAAGGAGACCGGTGTCGCCCTGTTGCCGCTCGGCAGCCGGTTCGTCGCTGTTCGCCTGGCCGCAAATCTCGTCCACGCTGCTGTGGACACCACCCATCCGCAGGAACTCGCCGCGCGGCTGATCCGGCTCCTCCAGGGCCCCGTCTTCTGCGACGGCCGGACGATGGGCGGCACCTATTACGCCCTCATGCGGCCCCGCATCGGCAGCCCCTGGAAGCACCAGGACGTCGCGCCACGCCTCGGGGTCGGTACGTACCTCGGCGTGCCGAAGCTCGACCGCAGGAAGCCGCCCGGTACGCACTGGGTGGTGCTCCCACGGTTCGAAGGCGACCTGTGCGCGCCGAGCGCCGTGGAGTCCCTCATCGGCCACGCGGTCCGCGCCAGCCAGGAGACAGAGCTGTGACCGCCCAGGTCAGCACCCCGGAAGCAGGCCTCGTGGCGGCCAGCGCAGCGGTGGTCCAGCACACCTACGACTGCGCCAGGTGCAAGGCCACGGGCCGCATCTGCATCAGCGGGCGCCGCCTGCGCGCCCTGCTCGCCGCCCAGCACGCGGCACCCACCAACTCCCGCCGCACCCACGGCGGGTAGATCACCCCTCGCTCGCCGCGAGGGAGCCCCATCCACCCACTGTGCAGGAGGCGCCCCATGGGCACGCTCACCAACGGCACAACCACCATCCCCTACGAGCACCACACCGCGCCCGGCCTGGACTGGCGCAAGGCCGGCCGGACCGACCTCGACCCGATCCTGAAGGACTGCGTGATCCTCGCGGCGGCGCCGCCCGCCGAGGGGCACCCGCACCACAGCATCCCGGACGGCACGCGCATGGTCGCGATCAGCGACGACAAGGACCCGCAGTCGCCCGTGCTCCTCATGAGCCGGGTGGAGATCAGCAAGTTCTTCGATGGAGTGATCGCGGGTGAGTTCGATGGGTTCCGGGCGAGCGCAGAAGAACTCGACGCTGCGGCGGCGGACGCCACAGCCTGACCCACCGTCCGCCGAGCTAGTAGCTGCCTGCACCCCGCCGGCCGACAACTGCGCCTCGCTCCTCGGTGGCCCGGTCTGCACCCAGCACACAGGGCCACCGCTCCCGGCCATCCGCAGCGCGGTGGGCACGTACATCTGCCACGTCTGCACACCGCTGGGGCGGACCCCCGAGCGCACGTGGGCGTTCGTGCAGCGACAGGCCCAACTGCTGAACAGTCCGTATTGGCGACAGGGCGGCCCTGTCACCTGACCCATGAGCCCCGCCGCGGTTCCATCGCACCGGCCCGCGCGGCGGGAAAGGGGCGGCCACCCCACCCCCGGGGCGGCCGCCCTCCTACCCACAGAATGGAGAAGCCGTGACTACGCCACCCGTCGTCGTCCCGTGCGCGCCCTGTCTCCATGCGCTCCTGACGGGACAGGTCGACCAGCCGCACGCCTGCGACGTGGTGACCACGGTCACCGTCGAGAGACCTCGGCTGGTCATCGTCGCCGACCTGCTGGATTGCCCGTGCGACTGTCCCGCCCCGGAGGAGAGCTACGAACTGGAAGCGGCGCGAGCAGCTGCTGCTCGACGGCCGTCCCACGTCTCGCGAGCGGTGGTCCGCGATGAGTGAGGGCGTCCGGTACTGCTGGCGCTGCGATGCGCCGATCACGGAGAAGCATCCCGGCACGTCGGCCGTGAAGGTCTCTATCTCAGCGGGCGGCGCCGTGATCTGGCTCCACAAGGAGTGCCCGCGGCTGCCGCCCTTCGTGATCCGTATTCCCCGATAGACCCCCGGTGCGGCCCTGGGGAGGGTCGTACCGGGAAGGGGCGGTCCGTCCGAAGGCACCCCCGGAGCGGGCCGCCCATCACCTTCTGTCGAATGGAGGACCATGACCACCGTCCCTGAACGCCCACAGCTCTGCATCCTGTGCCACCACACCATTCGGCCCGGTGAGCCAACCGGGGAGCAGACCTTGGGAGCCGACTCCGGCCCGCACTTCGTGGGCCCGGCACACGACTGCTGCTGCCCCACGCCACTGGCCGTGCCTTGCGCACCCTGCCTGCGCGCGCTCCTGACCGGCTCCGCCGAGCCGCACGCCTGCATGGAGACGACTGCCCTCAGCATCAACGGCCATCTGTTCGGTGTGACCTCCGACGAGGACTGTCCATGCAAATGTCCGGTCCAACGCGCGAAGGAGAGCGAAGCCCTGAAGACGGCTCGTGCACAGGCCCGTGGGCTGCTGCCCCCCACCGAGGCCGAGTAG